AACGTCTGGAACTATATCTTCTGAAATCTTTTTCCATTGATCTATACAATACATCATCCAATTGAAATTTCTTGCTGCTGGTTTATCTCCACCAGCATAACCAGTTAGTTTCAATCCCGCGCTTGGCTCAAGTATTAAGGCCGCGCTACCAGAAACTATCCAGTCAAGATTAATTGTAGGTTTTAAAATCATTTTATATTGCTCCTAAAATTTAAAAATATACATCAGCAAATTTACCACCAACTGTTGGATCTAAATCGTCACCAAACCCTTTATTCTTTCCAGTAGGATCATTACCCTCAAAAGCAAAAGGCGCATCTGGATCATAATAACCCAAAAGTACAATCTTTACACCAGCCGAAGCAACCTGTTGAATTAAATCATATGCCAATAAAACTATAGCATCATCCATTTTATTATTAGATAGTAATGATATTTCAGCAGGAAAATTTTCAATTAACTGGGTTTGCGTAGATTGACTTAATAGGTTCCAAATGCTTATAATTTTTTCTGCATCACCATTAGATGAATTTAAACCTATTTTTGCATTTAAAAATAGTCTGTAAATAACATCATCTGTTATTCCGTTTCTTGGCTGACCTACAATATCACCAATTCTATCAAGTTGAACTCCCACTTGGGTTGCAATATTGAGTCTATCTTTTATAGCATAGAAGGCGTTTTCAAGTTCTTGCATACGCAATGCTTTTACGCTTATAAGAGCCTCAATGTTCGGCTTGCCCTTATATTGCTGTATAAGCCTTCCCAGGGCATCTGTTTCATGGGTCGTTATCTGTGTTATTTCCACTTAAAATTCCTTAACTAACTATATTTATTCTAGCTGAATCCCAACGTGATAACTGTGTTGCGTTAATAGTAATATTGCTATCGGTTGTTGGATTTGGTGCCACACCTATTTTTATATCTAAATTAAGTATTCCGGGAATAGCATTAAATTGACTTGCCAGAGCGTTATAACCCTTAACTACAATAGTTTCGCCGCCACCAAGCCCGTTGCCCCATGCTAAAATAGCAGCAAGTACCTGGGCATCGCCATCAGCCGGATAATCGCTGTCTGTTGTCAATGTTAAATCAAGATAAATATTGATTTCAGATAATCTTGAAAATCCAACTGTATGAGCAAAACCCTGACTATCATATGCCGTAATATTTATATCACCATGCGCCTCAATACCAGCAGGTTTGGAAGCCCAAATTGTATCAGCGATTTCCTGATCTCTAGAAGTTGCCCCACCTGCTTGATGTATAAATACCTCAAAACTTTTTCCAGGTATTCCCATAATATCCGTAACAAGCGTAATATTTTCATAAATTACAACCGATTCTAGTGCTGGCAAACTTACAATATTATTTAATTTCAAAAGCGAATTTCTTATTGCTTCTAGGGGCCCGGCCTCTGCTGTAACTAAATTGCTTCTCCTCCTAAGTCTATATGCCGAATCAGTTTCAACTTCACGACCTGCCACTGAATCAGAGGGATTATATGTTTTGGTAAGGCCCGTAATGGGTGTTTCAATAACATTTAATGTTCTGGCATTTGCCACATAACTTGTTCCAGTGGCCTCGGCAATCATATCAATAGATCCCCTAAACGAACCCGTGGTGCTTGTTGAAAACGTACCAGTAACCGCCACGCTTGTTGCTGTTAATGTATTTGTGTCTATTACCAATACTGGTTGAGGTTGATCCCCATCGTCACCAGAAAAATCAATAGTAAATGCCGGAAAAGCACCACTAACAACAACGTCACTATAATCATCAAGGGCATTTATTGCAGCTTCTATTTCAGATGCAGTTGAATCATAAGCTAAAGAAGTGGTAAGGCTGTCACTTATTCCACTTTGTATAACAAACGCCCCGGCATCTGGCACAGCACTAAAATCTAGTGTTTGCTGAGCATCAACGCCCGTTGTAAGTGTTACCGATGCGGTTGTAAGGTATCTTGATGCTGAATCGCCTTCTACAGAAAAAACAGTGTCCTGTGGAATTACCGTTCCTATATCTCCAAACAGACCTTGACCCACCACGGTTGATTTAGCGGCAGCTAATCTTAATACTGCATTAATAGCAGCGCAATTGTCTAAAGATACACCGAAAGCGGTATCTGGATAACCGGCATAATATAAATCCTCAAAAAGCTCCCATAAAAGGGCTTCTCTTTCTGATTCTATGCCTATCATTTGACCTTCAGGAGAAGAGGCGGAAACATCAAAAGAGTTACCATATTTTTCCTTATAGGATGCCTCATATTCTGATTTTATATCGGCCAAACGTTTTATAACCGGGCCCGTGGAAGTTATTCCATAAGTTGTCACGGTACTACCTCACTAAATGTTACAGTCCCATTTTGTACTAAAGTTTCATATTCCAAGGAAAGCTCCCTTGTGGTTTCATCTAAATCAAGGCTAAAATCTTCTATACTTATCGTTCCTGGGGTATTGGCAATAGTATTTTTAAGAAGAGCGTCAACGACGGCTGGGTTAGAACCTTTTCCTAAAATAGCTTGGAACCAAGGAACGCCGATTTCCGTATCAAGGAACCATTCACCAAAATACATTTTTAAATTTGTTTTTTGATTTTGTCCTATGGATTCCGATCCGCTTAATAATACAAATCTATTATTTTCTACGGCTAAATCATTATCTTCATCTAACTTAAAAATACTCAAAATTTATCCCCCTAAAGAGATTATACCCCAAATATTTAATCTTACTATCATGAAATTGTACCCACGCCAGTTGCTACTACCGGGACACCTCCGCCGCCTCCAACTGCACCAGTGGCAGTACCAGTGTCGTTTGTATTTACTACAGCATTATTTTTAATATGAGCCACTATTGCCCCGGCAAGCGCCTTTAGGTAATTCAAATCTGCTGGAGTTCCCCCCGCTGGAATAATAGCATCCACTGCTGATTTTATTTCACTGGCCATTGAATCTCCGCTCATTGGCATAGATATTACCCCTTTAAAGTATCAAGTTTACTTTTTAATGTTGTAAAATTTGTTTTTTCAGTAGCAAGTAGCGCCTGACTTGCTGGTTCAAATGGTTGCAAACCAGCCAGCGTTATAGTTTTAACAATTTTAAGTGTATCAATTAGCGCAATTACTTCGGCAAGTGCATCACTTAATAGTGCTATAAGTTCATTACTATCATTTTTTATTTTAAATTTACCAGTTGGCATAATATCTACAATTGAAGTCCCATTCATAATTCTGATACTATCATCCGTTGGTATGCTCATGCTTATATTGAAAGGATTAAGGCCAGGAATAAATATACCATCAGACAAATCATTTTTCCTTGGGTCTTTAGGGTCTACATCGCCACCTTGAACAAGCCATAAATCAAGTGATCTTTCCGAAAATATAATAGTTCCAGTATCGCCGCGCTTAATGGGAAAATCTATAAATGCAGTATTATTATTAGCTGTTGGCATAGTTACGGGAACATTTGTTATTATTGGTAGTGCCCTAGCCGCTGTATTATCTTTCTTTTTTAATAACGGCTTAACATCGGCTTTTCTTGTAGCACGATCATATTTTTCTATCCGTCCCGGTAAACAATAATGACAATCAAGAAGACGCTGCTCTATAAGTTGCCTTACGACATATGCTAAACTTTTTATTTCATTTGTTTTTGCAAAAGTTAAATCTGCCATTATGCCGCCTCTACTGGATCGGCATTACAAGTAGCATACCATTCACCATCAAGGTTGCAGCCCTTGAAAATAGTTTTTCTTATAACATACGTTCCCTTAAAATCTCTGGAAATAATTTGTACCGATCTGCCAGGATTTAAGTATTTAGGTATAATCAAACTTTGAAATTCAATTCCATTTTCTCTTTTTATTGGACTATTTATTAATCCGGTTTCAGGAGTAAGCAATAATATATTACCCCCTACAGTTACGTTGGGTTTTTTAATTTGTATTTCACTGTCCTGTATAGACCACTCCATCCCAGCTTTCTGGGTAAGTGTATCTAAATGTTTTTTACATGATCCAGAAAGACATAAACCATTTTGGAATTTATCACTTATTCCAGATGCCACAAAGCCCTTTTTAAGACCAGTTGCCTCTATTACATCATTAAGAGCCTTTTCTAGTGGCGCCCCTTCTGAATATGATTTATCAAGAACAGATTTTGCTATTTCATATTGTCCATCTTGACAATCAAATTCAGTAATAGTATTAGGCGGCTTTATAAGAGAAAAAGCTTTTGGGCAATTGCCTTTAAATAAAACAGACATATTAGCGTCTTGATAATAGCCAACTTCAAGCTGCACAATTAAGGGTTTAGTTTCGGATGATTGATTTATTATAGATCTTGATTTTGAGTTTAAGTTAAATACTTTTATATTTGCATGATTAAAAGTATTTTCGCTTGTTTTTTCTATTTCAAATTCAATCCTAAGTTCTTTTACTTTTGTTAAGGTTGTACCCTGAATACCAAAAGAGAAAGCACATTTCCTGTCATATAAATATGTCATAACTCATCGGCTCCAGCATACAATAAAAAAACATCAACATTAACATTTGTAGCATCTGGGTCTTGTCCTGTTTCGGTCTGGTCGTAACAAAACATCATTCCCTGTGGCAATCTCTCGTCTTGAAATCTACCAAGTAAATCCACATTGCACAATAGCGGTATTCCTGAAATAATCATTTCCTCATCGTTAGTGGCGATATCCATAACCCACAAACTGGCCCGTTCATTCCAGTGAAATGTCATAGTATAAGTAATACTATCTATTTCGCATTTCTGATCGTACCATGGAACATCTGATCTTAAAGGAATTTCTATCATTAGTTACCTGTTAAGCTTTTCTTTCTGTCTGAAATATAATCTGAACCTGAAGCAAGAATACTTTTGCCTCTTTCTGTAACACTGGCAATAATAGTTCCAGTATTACTTTTTGGCACATTGCCCTTTGCCGTATTCGTTGTTTTAAGCTTTGTTGTTGTGGAACCTATAACTTTTATTTCATAAAGATTTAAAGTGAATTTTAATGCGTTACCCGTCTTTCCGTCTCTAGGAAAAACAGCACTCTTTATTATCATATTTTTATAAATGTCAGCAGCATAAAGAGTAGTAACGCAAACTGTAGTCTTTGTATCCCTAAGCTGTTTTATTTTTCTGAAAAATTGTTTTGTTCTGTCTCCAGTATTTTTACCAAGTAACCCCGAACCTACATAATTTGCACCAACAGATAAACCCGAACCTATCGGGCCAGGTACATTACCAAAGACAGATGCTAAATTACCTATAGCAACATTGGCAAGATTAATGGGATCATTAGTAATAACGCCCTCTATTTTTAATTTAATAGGTAAAACCTTAACATTGTCTGTATTAACTGATCCATCTTCAACGGGATTTTCCGTAGGCTCTGATTCAAATGTATGCTCTTCTGAAATAGTAGCATCAATAGTAAAAGTACTATCTTTATTTAAACCCTTTACGGCTGTTCCTCTTGACGGATCTATATAGGTAATAGTTACTAAGTCCTTTTTAAGGCCTGCAAGTTTTAATAAATCCATAATTAATAAAGCTCCGAGGGTTGGCCCTCAACCTGGGCATTATACAGTACCTTATCAAATGCTGTTCCGATATGTTCTTTTATGTTTCTAGCTATCTCATCGCTTGTTTCTTTGGGAGATTGCGCGCCGGAAACCGTAATATTAATAGGCGAACTTACTTCCATTTTTATATTATTAGGAGCTGATATATTATTGCTTACCAAGCTTTTAGACATTGGAGACATCATGTTTTCGGGAGTAGGAATTGAACTTATGCCTGAATTAGCTTTTTCTTTAGCAATAGATTCGGAAAATGTTTCAGGGGTTGGCGGCTTTTCCCCTTTTTTAAGAATAGGTGTTAATTTATAGCCATATTCAACCTTCTTGCCCAATAGACCAAATCCCGAACCTACAAAGTCAAAAAGCCATTTGAAAGTATCATAAATTACTTTACAAACTTTTCTTATGCCTTCCGCAACAGCCGGGAAATCCTTATTTATAAAATTATAAAATCTTTCAGTTATTGAATCTTTGCCCTGAAAGAATGCTATAATATCCTCTACCAAAAGGGCTATACCAACAACCATAAGTCCTATCAACGCTGGAATGGCCAGCGCTAGAGCATTTGTTAATAGCATGCTTATATTTAAGGTTTTAAATGCCCCTACAATACTGAATATAGATTGAGCAATCATACCTATACCAGAAAGAGCCTTAACTCCATAAAAAACACCTAATGCTATTGCTGCACCCGTTATTACATTTTGTAACCCACCAAAAACATCAGTAAGAGCCAAAACAATATTTACAGTTTTAACAAGTAGCCCGAAAAAGAACTTAACATCGGTCATTAGGGCTTTAACAAATTTATTTAGTTTTGACTTTATAAGCCCCGAATTGGCAAGCGTCCATTCCCTTATCATTTCAATTAGATTTGCTATTTCTGGAGCAAAGGCTATGCCTATAGTATTTTTCAGGCCAGTAATTACGGAGGTTAACTTTTTCATAGATTTATGAAATGCCTCCCCGGCTTCAATTTGATCTGTAGACATTACAATACCGGATTGTCTTGCTTCTTCTCTAAATCTAGCAAGGCCCTCGCTTCCACTATTGAGCATATCAATCATTTTGTAGCCGCTTCTGCCAAACAAATCTATTGCCAAAGCTGTTTTCTTTGGGCCATTAGGCATCTTTGAGAAAGTATCAGCAACATCAGTAATTAATACGTCTGTTGTTTTCATTTTCCCATTAGTATCATTTAAACCTATACCCAATTGAGCAAATGCCTTTTGAATAGACTTAGAGCCATCAGTTGCCCCATAAAGATTATTAGCAAACCGAGTTAACGACATTGAAAATTCTTCAACTGAAACATCTGATAGTTTTGCTGCATATGAAAGCTCCTGAACTGCATCTGTACCCATGCCGGTTTTAATTGCCATTTTGCCAACTTGTTCAGCCGACTCCGCAGCGCTTTTAGCCCAACCAAATATTAAACCTCCAGCTGCTAAAAATTGAGCGCCTAATACACCTATACCGGATTTAGCATTTTCAATACCCTTTTGCATATCATTAAAGGGCTTCATATCAACCGAAAACCCAAATTTTACCAAAAGCTCTCGTAATTCCATATTATTTTTTACCTGATTTATTTTTTATTTCTTCTGCCATCTTAGCCTCATATTCTGCCTTTATATCTAAAAGCTCATTTGCATCGGCCAAATCGTTTATAGACCAGTGGCGTTCAATCTCTTCAAGCGTAGTAATTTGAGCCATTATTGGCCGCCATGTATACCATTTCCATCCTTTGATGTTTGTTTCGCCAATGATATCGCCGCTAGATTTTTTAGAAATCCTATTTTTCCTTTGAACACGACGAAAAAATCTGCATACTGCACCTCTAGGCATGCCAAAAAGACTTTAGCAAGATGCAATAATCTGCCTTGGAAATGATCCTCAAAAACTACATCTGTTATCTGTCCAGAACCAGGTTTACCGCCTTCGCTTGAAAGGCTAATTACGTTTCTAGTAAATATTTTTACTATATCAGAAACCCGTCCCTCATTCATGCTACTACAAAGTACAGCTATTGACTCACCAAGCAACGCAGTATCAACATTTATTTTATCATTGTTTTTATCAAATGAAGCAAAAAGCTTACTTATTGATGGCCCAAAAACATCAGCAAGTTTTGTCATAATGTCAAGCGACTCTGTTGGCTTCATAAGCATGAAGCGGTATTTTTCGCCGTCTATTGTTTTTTCTACTGGTTCTCTACCCATAATCTATTAATTACCTCCAACAAGGAATGGATCAGGAATTTCTCCAGTAATTGTCCATTCGCGTTGTTTAGATTCTTTTTCTTCGTCAATATCTGCTGGCTTAACTACTGTCCCGGCTGGCATAGTAACAATCGTGGTTCCACTCTTATCTATAAGGGCGCAGCTTATAAGTGACCCCGCAACTTGAGAAGCCGATATTTTATCGTTATCAGTAGACGTTTGCGGCAAAGTAACCTTAATGCTGCCCAACTTGTTAAGGTTCTTTGTTCTGGTAACTTCGCCATTCGTACCAGTAATGAAAGTCCAACTATCCTCGGCACGTGAAACATTTATTGCGTCCCACTGTTGAATAATACTAGCCCCTAAAGTTAAGCAAACTTGACCTGGATCGTATGTTTTTGTAGCCATGGTTTTTTACTCCCCAATTATTTTATTAAACTGACAATTTACCTTTTACACCGACTTTATGAATTGCGCCTTGGTATAGAGCCGAGAATGTAACGTTGTTGAGATATCTTGCAAGCGACTCGGCACTTGGAACGTTTGCTCTAAGTGGAACGCTTACGACAATTGTAGATTTCTGCAATAGAGCATAGGGCGCATCGGAAGCAATATCCATTCTTGATCTAACTACTGTTTCTATTGCTGCGAATCCTCTATCCGTGAAAGGAACCTTATCCTCGTTTGCAAGAACAGAGAAAATATCTTCTGCCATAGTTGTTTGTAGCCAAAGTGTACCGAAAATTATATCTGCATACTCGCCCTCAGATGTTATCCCTTCGCTGGATATCATATTGATACCACCAACCGTCTCATAATAATTAAGATTATGAGCAATTAGATTAGTTATTGCTGTACCTGAAAGTACATCTGGAGTTATTCCTACAAGTGTTTTAAATTTCCAAGTAGATGACCCTGGATCTTTTGCAATCTCACCACCCAAAAGTGCTGCGTCTGGAAAATTGGCCGCATCGGCTGAATATATTGCTACGGTGTGATCGTAAGATAATGCCTTTAGAGAGGTTCCTATGTCTGTTCCTGCTGCGGTTATACAATCGGCATCAGCAGAGGCAGTAACGTACATTTTAACTTGAGTTTGTATTAAAGCAGCTAAAGACAAGATATCGGCCTTAACGTGCGTTGTTGCCATGTACCCGAACCAGTCGTTATCTTCGGCCATTAGGGCATTAAAAGAATCTGCCCAGGTTTCAACGGCTGATCCGTATTGATCTACTGTGACTGTTGCCGTAGTAACCCCGGTAAGTGAGTCAACGTCAACTACCATATCCTCTACATCAGTATTTGCACTTACTCCGTTAAATTCAATATTTATTTCTGTCGTTGGCATATCGCCAGTAACAGAGCAATCTATTCCGGTTAATGCTCCCACTGCTGCGCTGATAGCTGCGGCATTAGCATTATAGGCTATAGCTGCTGTTGTTTGAGCCCCTATTGCAATTGTAAATGTTCCAGCAGTTGCGGTATCATCAAAAGTTATTGTCTGAATTGAATTTATATTTTCTAGTTTCCTACCAACTTTAAAAGTACTTGGCGAAATTGCTTGGGCCATGAGTTTTATTGCAGCTTTATAAGCAGCATCGGTAGCTAGAAAACCATCGTCAAGCATATCTGATGGATCACTATACGTATGTATTCTCTGATCATTCCAGTATTTTACCGGTGCATGAATCATAGGCACCGAGAAGCTTGCCCTTGTAACTCTTGCCGTTGCACTCGATATTGTTATTACTACAAAATCTCTTATCTGTGTACTCATGGATTTCTCTCCTTAAGGTATTATGTCCTGTTTAAATTTAGGATCGTTTGTTTTTTCAATTGTAATTTTCTTAACATATCCAGGTTCAACTTCTGTTACCTCGCAATAACTAAATACTAAGTCTATATTAGCACGTAATTCGTGGCCTGTCTCAAGTAATTGCGAAATGTCCCTTACTCCTTCTTTTGTCGGCAAATAAGATAACCCGTGTGTTCTTAGTCCTATCAAAACATTTTCATCTTGTAACGCTGTCCAAATAGAAGTTGATATTCCCATATGATTATTAAGAGTATAAACATTAACGCTGAGAGTAAATTTCTTTCTTATTCTCATGGTATATTTATCACCTGACTTATAAATAAAGTCAGCATACCCTATCGGTATAGGCCCGGATATTATATTAAGAGTTACAAACGGCGGTACTGGTCTTTTGGCCTTATTAACCCCGTAAACATCTTGCTTATCCCATATGGTAGTTATTCCAGAAGTATTTTGCACAAATTGCCAAAGTGCATCTTCAATAGTTTCATTGAAACGATATTGGTTATTCATTTTGGTAATCTAACCTCACGGCCTTTGTTTCATAATGCTGCAATGTAATTATATTGCCAGTCCATTCGCTATCTTTTTGAACTTCATATTGAGTACCATCATCAATAATTAAAATATCTTCGGCTAAAAGTGGCGTTTTAGTATAAACATTTTTCCAGTCTCTTAATCTGTCACCTTCGGGCATTAATAACAATTCCTTACCCGGCGTAGGTTGAACGCTTGCACTTATAGTTAATGTTGTTGTGGTTTGACCTCCGAAATAACCACTAGTATAATCACCACCGGACTTTCTTTTTACTGTTACAGTATTCATATTAAAAAGTCTTGGTATATACGCGTATGTCATTCTAAGTGACTCTCAAATGTTACAGAGTTTTTCATATGCCTAGTATCAACTAGCGGATCATTATACCCAGCCACCGTCATACCTTGCGCAGTAATATCTTTTTTACGTTTACCTTCCCTAGCCATGCCCTTCTTAAGAGCCTTTGCTGCTTGAGTTGATGGAGCATTAGGCGGTGTGGTAAATTTTTCTATTTTATTTTTAACTAGATTTGCAAAATAAAACCCAATTTGATCTAGTGCTTTTTTTACAGTCATTTGGAAAGTTATAATTTTCTGAAAATTATCTTGTCTTAGCTTTTTAACATTATCAAGATTCTCATCAAAAGTTGATCGCAAAAAACTGCGCTCTGGAATAACAATGTTTTTATTTTTACCAGCCTTATCAGTTCCGAACTCATTTGTGGCCGCTACCTCAACTACGCTTGTCCCATTTGGATAAGGCTCAGCATCTTTATGAATTCCAACTGTAACAAAACAATTCTTTATTAGGCCAAGTTCTTTTTTAAGTTGCTTGAAGCCTTTGTCAGTATCTTTTATTGAGATACTTGTCTTCATAATTACAACCTATATCTGCTTTGTTGTGGAGGCAAATAAGCGTTATTTTCTTGCATGTCCTTGGTGAATTTAGGAGCAACTAATTCGGTGTCTGTGCTATTGGCTTCCTTCTCTGCAAGGTCTATGCCCCCAGCAAGTATTTGAGGTTCACCGTCTTTATACATTTGTTGCTTAAGTTCCGAAGCAAGATCAGCAAACTGTTTTGAAAGATTAGAGAAATCAACCCTAACTCCACCAACAGCTTCATTGGCATATCTGGAAAACCTAGCTATTAACTGATAACATGCCTGATATGCTGTCTGAAAAACATAATTATTGTTATTACCAAGCATATACGTTATTTCTGCATCATTGAAATATTCATTAGTAACATCGGTATCGCCGATATGAAATCTAACAGCGTCTTTAGCAGAACTTGCAGGATCTCCAGAGTATGACATTATTTAGCATACCTTTTCATAGGGTTTGTAAATACTTTTTTCATTTGAGTAGAAAGCGTTTGAGTTTTTACAGTTTCCCTAGGTGCCTCATCTTTTGTTTTGGCTATGATATTCTGATCTATGTAAACCTCAATATCATATGAATCCCAGGATTGAACTTCGGGAACCGGATCTCCCGGCTCCCTCCATTCATATGTTCCCCGATTGGTTTTAACTTTTATTCTTTTTTTTGCAATATAAGCCATCACCAATCCCCCTAATCTAACTTATGTCAAAATAGCGTTTATGAAAACACCAAGATCAGAACCAACAAGTTTCTGATCCCATGCCATCGAACCTTCAATTCTATCTGATTCTATCTCTTCAATACGGAATTTCTTTATAACTGCCAGGTTGTTACCTGCGCCATAAAGTCCTACCCATTGGAAAGTATAACCAGCAGAAGGCTGAAGTATCGAAGGTGCAGGATTGCTATAGCACAAAAGGGCGCTATTCTTAACTATTAAGTCCATTGCGTCTGTTTTGCCTTCTAGTGCTGTATTTTCAACTGCATCTACGATAAGGAATTTATCGAGTTCAAATAATGCTGCAAGTATTTCAGGAGTCAATACTCTTGCAGAAGTATATTTGAAACGGTCAATTACATCGGCATGATTTTTGAGAGTTGTAAAAACATCTCTTGTCATAACCATTGTATTCGGCCTAAAACCTGTTGCAGCATGAACCGTATTTTTATAGTTTTCTACGTCTGAAATTGGATGAGATCCGGCTGCATCCCATTTAGTAGCAGGAACAGGATCAGAACCCCATACGCCTGTTTTCATGTAGTTTGAAACAAAAACTTTTTCTCTTTTAAGAAGATGTTTTTGAGTTACGTATCTTGTTGCATCTCTATCCATATCCAAGGGAATATCAGCATTTTGACGAGTCTGATCATCCACATCCTTGTGAAGGCTATAGACATCGGCATAATAGGAAGGCGTATTGTCTATTGAAAATCCGCCGCCTGCTGATTCGCTTCCCGGGGCTCTTTTCTTTACATCGTCTCTAAACCAGTCGCCTTTCGTATACACGAAATAACGATCTGATTGCTTCTGAACTGGTATTACCGGAAAAACTTTACCGGCAACAAACATGTTTTCCGACTGTAGATAAGCAATTGACATCTGCGTCAACGGTCTATTTACATGGACTTGCGCTCTAGTTGGTTGTGACATATTATAACCCCCTTACCTTGTTACCAGCACAATGACACCTTCGCCCTCAGAAAAAGCTGCTGTTGCAGAAGCAACAACGCTAATAGTGTCTAATGCTGTGAATGCGTTACCCGCTGTAATTGCTGCCCCTGCTACTCTATTTCCAAGAGGAGTGCAATTTGCGGAGGTTAGTGTCACTGCGCCGCCTGTTACTGCTACTGCGCCAATTTCCAATGAAAGAACCGATCCGCAACCTGTAGTTGTAACCGGATCAGTAATAACTAATTGACTTGAAATTATCTCGCCAGCAAAACCCGGCAAGAAATTAGTTACAATATCACCATCGGCAATATTTGAAAGAATTACTGGAATGCTTAAGAAAGAATAATGGTTTGTAAAACCTGCACCGGATCTTCCAAGTAATGCTACCGTACCTATTGCTCCAACTGTTCCGCCTTCTAAGGCAATAGCAATTTGAGCATTAGTTCCAGTATGTGCTATTAGTCTTCCGACCGAGTCGCTCATCAGCATATCCCCGGCGGTTACTGTAGCACCAAATTCAGCTTTACTTATTCCCAAAAGTTCAATTTCAACTGATTGACCAGCTGTAGGTTCATTTTGAAGTATTCCTATTGCAGCCTCTCCAGCTCCTGATAGATTTACTGTGTTGTCCGTAGTCGTCATCTTGACGCATCTAAATTGATAAGTACTCAAATCTGCTGCGGCAAGGAGTGTACCCGGCTTAAGGACTGGTATCTCGTATCCCATGTTTTTTCTCCTTGTTTAAATTAAACTCAATTAACGAGTTTCTGTTTCTTTTTCGTATTGTTCGTAAAGTTCAGGATTAGCCTCAAGTGCCTTCATATACGCTTGTTCTTTTGTTAATCCCTTACCATCTTCTGATTTCATGATAGCTTCAACTTTGCTATCTATCATCTTCTCTGCATCCAATTTTGCAATTGACTCAGAGTGACCATTTTCAGTGAAAAGATTTTCCGAGGAAGCATCTGCGCCCTTTAGAATTGCAAAAATCTTGTCTTCCATTTCTTTGGAAATCTTTTCATTAACTGTTTTAAGAATTTCGGCAAGATCTTCCTTCTTAACGCCTAAATTCTTTATCTCAGAAGCCTTGGCGATAAATTCTTTTTGGATCTTATCTGCCTGTTCTTTTGCAAGGCTAGCTTCTAGCTCATCATTCTTTTTCAAAATAGGTTCAAGCATTGCAATCTGTTCTTTTGAAAAATTTTCTGGGTACTCATAGCTTCCATCTGATTTCTTAACAGGTGTCATGCATTTCTGAGCAGCAGCATTGGCAGGCGGTGCAACTTCTTTACCAAGTTTCTCAATCTGCTCTTCTTTATCTTTAAGAGCTTTTTTTATCTTTTCTATCTCTTCGTCTTTTTCCTTCATAGCCTTTTTTGATTTCTCAACTTCAATTTCAAATTTCTCTTTGTCATTTTCTGGAACATCATTTCCTTTTTCGTCTTTTTTCACATTGCCCCCTGTACCTTGTGCCATAGGATACCCGTATCTTGGGCTAGGGCCGTCGATTTCGGAAAGCGTTGAAAGTTCACCCATTATTTTATCGCCTATCTTGCCTTTAAGGGCTATAAGCATTTTTAGGGCGGCTTTCAGAGCTTCGATTTCCTCGGCTTCAAGGTCTTCACCGTTTTTGTTTTTAATATTATTAATTTTCTCAAGTGCTTCTTCTGGCAAATCAGCTTTTTGTACCATTTGAGATATTTTTAAAAGAGATTCCTTATCTGCCATTTCTTCCTCTTCACTTTTTTTAAGGAAAAATACTTTCTTATTGGCACCGCTTTTACATAAAGCTACAAATGGAGCTACTAGGTCGGAAAGTTCACGTTCTTTTTTATCTGCCATAATATAATAGTCTCATACTTTTTTTATTTTTCAACATGTTTTTTTATAAGATCTTTTTTGTATCCCCAACCTCCAGGAGAATAAGCATTCAACTCGCCGCGTTCGATCTTATCCCAAACGCTTGAGTCGTTAACTTTGATAGCAAGAATCCACGACCCTTTTTTAATTTTACTTCCATCCGGGGCCTTGAAATCTACTGGTGAAATATAACTTTCAACTGGCACTGCACTTATAGGACTAAAGCTATGATTTAAATCTACATTCCTAAACTTTTCCAAATAAAGATGTGCGGTTTTTTCTATCTCTTCCTCGGTCATTCTATCCCCATGCGCATCGCCATATTTTGTAACATCTGTCATGGGTTCTATAACTACCGCATAAACTATCTGCTTAGCTTTATCAGATTTATATATTGCAGCAAGACCATTTTCTTTTTTGACAATTGAATATGATGAATTTATTTTTTCAATAGTATAATTGCCTTTTATTTTTTTACCGCTCATATTTAAATTAACTTTTCCGATATCCGATATTTCAACACTATACTTGCCTGCATCAATTGTGAAAAATTTATTAAACGTTTTAGTTTCATCGTCTATTTTTATAAGAGGTTTGGCTATTGCGGCATCAAGCCAGAATATGTCCTGGGGTAATTTAAAAGTACCGTCCAACCTGTCCCCTGCTCCTAATTGACAAACGTCTTTACTTTCCCCGGCTAGGAAAACATTAAAGCCCCAAGCATTATCATTTCCCTCAAGCCTTAAGTCTCCATGATAGCGTTTACCTTTGGCTTGTAGCTCTTCCTCAGAAAGCTTTGAATCTTCTTCTGAAAGATTTGGATAATGATGATGATAAATAAATTTTCCTTTACCGGAAACAGGAAGTTGATATTTATAAGTCTTTTCCCAGCTAATATCACCATCATGATTGGGTGGTATATCATAATCGATCATTGCCTTTAAAATGTTATACGTAAAATCGTCTTCAATATCTTCTTTTATAACCTCAGTTTTAATAACATCTTTTCTGCGTAATACTAAATCATAGAGAGGGATATGGTCATCGTGCGGCCCTTGCGATGAAGAAAAATAATGTACAGGTTTATCTTTGTTAGCATCTACTATTTTTCTAACGGGCACATTTATATTTTCAGAATTGATAATATATTTACCGTCTTTGTCTAGATCTGATTTTATAAGAACATCAATATCACCGGGATCTTTCTTACCCTTTGCCACTGAACCAACTATTGATATTAAATCCTTAACAACCAAAACCTCCATAGGTAATTCTGGGATTTCAATGCTTGCAACTCTATCTTTAGAATCATTAAGTCCCATGACAAATTTATAAAGTTCACTATCTTGATTTATATCAAGGCCGCGCTTAGTGGCCTCTTCCATCATCCAATTGGCAGCGGTTATGTAGGTCGAAATATTTCTTTTATTGGATAGGGCTTTTTCAAATAAGCCGGAAACTCTATCACCAACTTTCATAAATTCTTTATTGTCAAGCGACCTCAAAAGTTCAGGGGTAACATCTTTAATATTTGATGAATCTTTAGAGAATAGAGATTTAAGTATTTCTTCGATTTTTATTACTTCCTCTGGTTTGTTTTCAACTTTGGTTAATAGGTCAGTATAAGAGGCAGGGTTAGCATCTTCTTCCTTAAAATGATCCATAGCAATCATCTTATAGTAATCTTCAATAGGTTTTATTTTACCAGCTTTAGTATCAGCTATAATTTGATTAATAGTGTCTTTATGCTCTTCCTCAACTTTTATTCCCATTTCAAGTTCTTTTGGATCTATCGGCATGCTATTTCTCCTATTACTTTTTAATTCCCCAAAATCTCAAATCATTTCCGAGAACGCTAAATTCAAACTTTGAAAATATGTTTTCAATATCAAGATAGATTCTTATGTCTTGTTCGGTAAGGGTTTTATAATAACTATCCCAGCCTGGTAACTTAGTAGTTAAAGGCGATGATTCAGGATGCGCAAATATAGTACCATGTTCCGGCCTTCCAGTTGTGGCGCAAGTAAATAAAAATAATCCGCCTGGCTTAAGAAGCCTAATAATATTTTTTAAGCTTTTATCTACATACATATCATGCTCAAATACTTCTGTGGAAATAATAGTATCATAAAAACCATCGGGGGCAGTAAACTCATGAGCTATAGAAACATAATCAACATTTTTTCCATCGGCGATATCTATGCCCAAATACTTACATGATTCAAAGAAATTTCTGTTAGAGCCATTAATATCAAGAGATCCTACATCAAGTACTTTTGCGTTTTTAAAATATTTTGGGAATCTATCTTTAACTCTAAAGCAATAAATCTGCTGTTGCAAATGTGCCATATTGCTCCTTTATACGGTTATGTCTAGCTCAACAATACACCTACATGACGGATGAAGGGGAGGCGCGTCAATTTCTCCAAATTCAGGACTGTCGAAGCTTTCATCCATTCCAACTTCCTGTTGATCCATGTCTTGGCAGGCTTCACAAAGTCTATCATCGGGTGTAACGATCCAGCGTTTAACGGCCTTACTGGGATCATAAAGGCCCTGTTCTGCTGCCTGATCCCATACTTCTAATTGCCCTTGATTAACGGCGTCCATTGATTCGGTACGGGCAATGGTGGTTGTTCTATAGTCAAGCATCTTTTCATAATAGCTATCGGTCATATTTTCAAGTTTCTTACCGCCTATGCCTTTATCTAAGAGCCCAGCCTGATAATTTACAACCGCCATAGCTTGACGGTCATTGAGTCCAATAGAACGTGGTATGTTCTCGGCAATAGTTCTTATTGGGCTACCTTTATTCATGCCTTGGGATATAACCGTTTGAATAGCAATCTTACTCTGGTCGGTGATACCTTGTATTCTTTCACCTACTTTTTTATCAATGTATTTCTGGATACGTGGGTTTTTGGCATCAAATATAATTTCAGGCTTTAAAACTTCCGGCATATAGTCTATCGAATATTTCCCTGCGTCTATTATTCCCCTTTTAACCAGCTTTTTTATGAGATCAAACTGCTTAGTAAGATTTTGCCATTCTATAATTGATAAAATTATGTCGCTTTTATTTCTCTGGATAATGTCGATAAGATTTGAAATATTTATCTTTTTCCTAAATTCGTTAAGGTTTTTAGAAAGCGTAATTCCATAAGACGCAGCCATCTTGTCAGATATTTTATGTAGCCCTTTCCACGCTTGGTTTTTCGCTTTCTTATCATAGATCGCCCCTTTTGTTATTTTATGTTGATGTCCACAAGTGCAAGATAAATTATTATTTACGCTGAAACTCATTTAAGTCCTAAGAATTTCATTATCTTCTTAACTACGCTTTTCTTTTCGGCAAGTTGTTTCTTCCTCTTTATCGGTTCTTGTAAAGGCAAGCCTTGATTTGGTTCTGCTGGCTGTATTGGCTTGTCTGTAGGTTTTAATTCAGTTTCTAATTCTGGCTTATCTTGTGGCTTTACTGCTTCAATGTCCGGTTGTCTTGGATCTGATATTTTATCATCTTCATCGGTATTGGCCTCATCCTCATCTGTTGCCGATGTTAAATCTTCATTAAGTTTATCAATTTCTTTTATTGGCATTCCAGCTTGCTTGCGGAACCAATTTTCAAGAGCATCATCTGGAAATAACGGCATACCTGACATTGAAAGCTTAGATATAAAATCACCTAATTTTTGTAAGTCCACAGATTCAATATCGCCATGTGCAAGTTTGGGAAGTTTTGTTATATTAAATGCTCCCTTGTTATACATGAATAATCTAGGGATTTCTATTCGATTGAAAACGTCCATGATCTCATCAAGGAAAGAACCTATTGCGCTTGCAAATATACTTGTCTTGGAATCGGCAAGAGCAAACGATCCCGTCTTATCGTGACCCAATAAAATAAAATCAGCAAGAAGAGTCATTGCTATTTCTACATTTTTTCGATTAATTACTTTGTCAGTATCAAATTGACGGTTACCCGATGCACTCATTAACTCAAACTCTATTAGGGGATGTCCGTTTTCATCATAAGCATTAGGCAACATTAAGCCATCTTGTTCATCACGCCTAATGTTCAAAAGTATCTTTTTATATTCGTTAACTAGATCTTTATGTTTCTGATCTGCATTTTTATAAAGCCATTCAGCAGGAACTTTCATTACTGGCAGCCCAGCTAAATCTCGCTCAATACCAATACCCTCAACAACTTCAATGTTCTTCTTAAAATACCACGGTCTATACGCATTTCGCAAAACACTTCTTCCTTGAGGATTATCTTTGCTGTCATATGCAGTTCTGAATAATAAACATTTTTCTATAGGTAAAAATCTAAGTCTATAATCAGGTGGTGATATTTGCCATGCCCCCATAAGCAATCCGTCATCATCAAATTTCCAACGGCCAGGGCCTACTATTGTATCAGCAGAACGGCCCGCAATCCTTCGCCATCCTATTAAACCGTCTGAATAAGATGAGTTGTATTTTGGATCTTTTAGGAAAGTTCCTAGCCTTCGCTTATATACACATTCCCTATAATCAAAACCAAATGGCAACATACCCATAAATATTTCTTTTATAAGTGATACCCATCCAGTATCCATATCTTCCATGCATGATTCAAGAAACTCTTTTGCTTTTAGGTCTTCCTGTTCTGTACCACCTTCCTGTACGTGCCACTTAACTTGTGATACTAGAGTTGTTACTGCAAACAGCATTGCACCAATAACAGGATCATTATCACGCATTTCTTTGTAAATCTGTATGCCCCTGCCAAGCTGTAAGTCCGGGATAAACTCTTCATAAACGTAACCGGAAAATTGTGTTAATCCGGTTTTACCATAAATATTTGTCGGGTCATACTTAGACATATGTCACCTATTAGCGTTGATTTGTTTCTTGATCTTAAAGTAAGATTTCACTACTTAAATATAACCCGAAAGATTATGTCTGTCAAAGGGCATTATCTAAAACCACCGTAGTTACTTTCTTTTGACATTTCTGGAACTTCAATTGATCCGATTAGTTTCAATTTTTTAGTTCTAAAATAATTTAATGCTTGTGATGTAGTGTCAACTTGATCTTTGTACTTACCGTTAGGGAACATTGCACATTCATTAATATAACCGTCTACATCAAATGTCGCTATAGATTTAGCTGGTAAAAACACATTACCTGATTCTATTTGAGGGCTTTCGGCGCTCATCCGGGCTTCCTTAGATCCTTCAGGGTTAATAGCAATAAAACCTCCAACCTTATCCTTTAACATTGATATAACGGCTGCACCATTGGCTTTTTCTTCTACTAATTTTGTCCATACGTCAGGATGCTTATTTGAAAGTTCTTCAACTGCCCTTAAGGTTTTTACAAAATCCATTTTATCCCTTACTTGATCAATGAGATATTTATTGGCCCCACACATACCCCAAATTTGACCCACAACATAAGCACTTGCGTTGGTGTCCTTGAATGCCATATCCCAAGATTGAATCTTAAGATCAAATTTATCTGGCAATTTATGAGTTCCGTTAGCTCCGTCCTTGGTATAGAATCGCCACCACGCTCTATTAATAATATTACCGCCGGGTGGCGCTGGCGCTTGTTGATATATTGCGCTAAAAGCTTGCGAACCTTCGGCTTTATAAGATAGTATTTCTTCTTTAGTATATTTGTTGGGCCAAAGTACTTCGCCTTCTTTACGTGGATCAATGGCAGTTGGTTCACCTTCCTTTATGGCGGGTAAAGATATAACTTCCCATTGATCAGCAGCAGGATCATTTTTAGCAAGTTCAAGCAGTTTTCCGGCTAAATCGTCTTCATGCCATCGCGTTAAGATTATACATATGCAGGCATCTTTTTCGGCTCTTGTATGGAATGTTGTAGTATACCAATCCCAAATATTTTGTCTATAGGTTGGAGAATCTGCTTCTTGTTGATTTTTAATAGGGTCATCAACTAATCCATATTCAAAACCTTGCCCCGTAATTCCACCACCAACACCTGCACTTTTATAAACTCCACGTTTACCTACTATTTCAAAAATATCATTATTTCTAAGATAAGAACCTTGAGCTACAGTTCTAACATTTTGACCAAACAAATTTGTTTCTGGAAAAACTTGATTATATTCTTTGGAGTCAATAATCCTCTGTACGTCACGATTCATTCTTGAAGCAAGATCAGCTCCATACGAGCATGACATAATACTTGCATTTGGATTTATGCCTAAAATATAGGCAGGTAATCTGCGGGAAATAATCTCTGAATTATGTGTTGGAATAAAATTTTTTCCAATAAGGTATAATCCATCTTCTGAATCAACTTGTATACAATTACCAAGAACGGGAATAATATTCTCGATTTTTTTTATCCCTATTTTCCTTCTTTTTGCAAATTTATTTATTTTTTTCCTTTCTAATGCTACAGGAATATATATATCTGGCTGAAAGCCTATTGTGAAAACACACTTTTTTCCTTGTATTCCAGAACTACTTAATGTTGGATTTGCTATTGTTATGTAGGGATACCAACCAAGAGATGAAACAATCTCAAAAATATCATCGGCAAGTTCTCTTGAAACTGTTACTATTCTTACTCTTCCTGTTTCTTTTTCAGTATGCCCATCAGTATCAATAAGGCCAGCAATAAGCTCAAGTCTTTGTGTTATTGATGATTGCTTATAAGCTAATGGTATCCTTTTCTTATTAAAAATATTTAGTGTTTGAAGCTCCCTTGTAAGCCTTCCTGCACGATTAATACTACCTCCAAAATTTGTAGTAATAACACCTGTTATTTTATGTATATATTCGGAGCTTACCTTATATCCTAAAGAAATTATTTTTTCAATATATACTCTATCTTTTTTATCATAACTTATTCTTGCTGCTCCAGTAGTTCCATCTCCTAACCAGGCCCCTAAAACATATGGGTGAAGATCAAGATTTTGTTCCTTAAACTGTATAGCTGCTATTTTTGGCAGTTGATATTTTGCTCTATTATTTGACCAAAGATTTATTTTTTCAATACTACCTGTTTCTTTAGTTACTATTTTTTTAAGTGATCTATCAAAAATTGTCCATTCATGGTTTTCATGGCAATCTATATAGTCATTATTTGTAAAAAATATTCTTTTTGAAGCATAACCTTTTGGGCTTTTTGCTAATACTTTTATTGCCTTCCCAGATGGATGAAAAACCAAATCTCCAATATTAATATCACCATGTGTTTTCCAGCCTTCAGTTGTTAATACTGGGACATCATCAGAAATTAGTTTTCCGTGCCTAGGCGGTGCGAATATCATTAATCGCTTTATCTTCTTAAGTGAAAAATCTTGAAGCTTATCGCATAAAAGCTTATGATGCCAGTTCATGTCATAATTGTGGTGAGTATATTGTATAAATTTTCTAAGGTTTTTACGGGCTTCTTCTATAACTAACTGTTCAGCCAACTCGAGGGCTTCTTTTTCAATATCATCTTTATTCATCTTTAAGAATTTTCATTAATTTTTCAAGTCTTGCCTTACGTTCTTCTTCTGTCATAGTATCAACAGTTAGACTACCTTCTAGTTCTATCCTTTGCTTCGGCATGCCGTCCATTATTTCTGTTACCACTTTAGCCGCCTGTATGTCACCACTTGCTGCTTTGGAAAACATAGCTATTGCCATTGCAAGATCCATGGTGACTTTTTCTGGGATTCCGGGAAGACTGGCCCTTAACTTTGCTATCACCTTTTCTTCAACATGAAGTTTGGCTACCTCGGCCAATAGTTCGCGAACTTTCTTACGCTCTCGCTTGACTTTTACCGATTTTTTACCAGCAGCACTAGCCTTCTCTTTGTCGTTATAAGTTCCAGTCCTCAAGTTTGGGTAATCCTTAGGTATATCCATAGTTACACTTTAGTTACTTCCTTCTTCTTTCTACTTTCGCCGCATTGCGCGAAATAATAGATAAAAGATCACTTTTATGGTTTATCGAATCAAATTCATATTGCTTTCTAAAGTTATCGTCCTCTTCGGGAAAGTTTATAGTGTTCGTTTTTTTGGGGCAATAAGCCAGATCTTTTCGCTTGTCCGTGTTGTTTCTCTGCTTCATAATTATATTATATACCATCTCCGTTAACAAATCTAGTATCTAAGTTTTTAGGGGTAATTTCAAAATACCTTGCGGCCATGTGCTTATCAATTCTTTCAAACTGGAATCTCTTTTTAGTTTTTGTATTATTATCATCTAGGATTATTTCCCAAGGCACAAAAATCGTTCCCTTTGCGTCTTTGCCTTCCTGAATAGGCATAATAGAGATATCGCCCTCGTAGGTTCTTAATATTGCACGCATCATGTTAATTTTTCTAAAATATCTTTTCTAACTCCAATAAAAATTAATCTTTGTCTTGACTGCGGCACATTATAATACATAGCATTCATAAGTTTACATTTAACTTCATAGTTATCTGATTTTAAAGTTGACATAATTTCCTTAAATTTTCCTTTCATTTTTCCTTTAATCATACCAGATACATTTTCCATTACAAAAACTTTTGGTTGAATTTCTTTTACAAGTCTCCAATAATGTTTAAAAAGATCGTTTCTTTCATCTGATACTTGCCTTTTTCCTGCAGTTGAAAATCCTTGGCATGGAGGTGAGCCATCAAAAACATCAAGTTCACCTTTTGTTATTTTACAAAAATCAAATATTTCTTGACTTGTAACTTTTGTAATATCTTTCTGTTGACAAGGCACTTCTGGAAAGTTTGCCTTAAAACATTGGACTGCGTGATTTTCCCAATCAATTGCAAGTAATTCCTTATATCCTGCATATTTATATCCAAGTGAGCTTCCACCTGTTCCACAAAAAGTTGAAATAACTGTAGGATTATCTTTTTTAAGAAATGTTTGATTAATATGTTTTGCAATAGCTTCCATCATTTTAGGCATTACAGCATTACCCATTCTTGCTTTTGATTCTGAGTACTTATTTCCCAGTTTCCAATCATCTGGAAATGTGCAACATCGTTTTATTTCAGATATGCTTAAAACTCTATTTTCAAAAGGATGTATAAGTGATCCAAACCCAATACCGCCAATAACTTTTGTTATTGTAGGACAAACCTTATTATCAAATATTCTTACTGTTTGAAAATGTTTATTCTGTTTGCTAACTTCTGCTACTGATTGACCCTGATTCATTAATGGTACCCATTTTATAAAACAAGGGGACAAGGGCGGAGGAATTGAATTTATTTTTATATTTTTAACTGCTTCTTTGAAAGTTATAATTTTATTATTAGGTTTTGGAAACCAATCTAATTCTTTACCATTCATAACCACAACTCGGACATATGTTTTTTGTTTCAATGTTTTCATCAACTTCTTTTTCTTTTATTTCTTTATCTGATGGTTCAACTAAGAAATCCTTTAATCCAAGCAAATCAATATCAAAGTCCGGGCCCAAGTTTTCCATTTCCAGGTTAATCATTGGGAAATCAAGTTGTGATTGATGATTTAAAGCGTTCCTGGCAACCATGTCAGCATATTCCATGTCTTCGTTTTCATAGTCTTGCTTAATTACCGGAAGCTCTTTCATGCCCAGTTTTTTAGCTGCCTGTATTCTACCGCATCCGTCAAGTACATAGCCGGAAAGATTAGACATCGTAAGGGGATCACGAAACCCGTTTGCCTTAATAATAATGCACATTTGCTCAATTTGTTCTTTGCTGTGTTTGTTAGGATTCTTGGGATGTTCTTTTAGTTCCGAAATAGGAATAAAAGTTATTACCTTAGAGTGAATTTCTATTTCTTTTGCATTCTCTTCCATATTTCCCCCTTATGCGTTTTTTATAATTTCAATGATACCCTTACACTGATTTAATAATTTAAGTCTTTCCCATATTTTCAAGCCTGTGCGGCTTCTGGGAACTATATTTAACAAGTTGCAGAACTCAATTTCACTAAGTTTATCTACAGGTCTATTTTTATGACATCCGGGACAGAGATATTGAATATTGATAGGGTTTTCAAGTAAATCACCATACAGTCTTCGGTTAAGTTTGCTCTGACTCAATTTATGATGTCGCTCCACTGGCCCCCATGTATTGCATTTTTCACAAGTTCCGACTATCATATATCCTTTTAAAGTTCATAAAGTTGGTGGGGCCAAGAAGAGATTTCGCCGGAATCTTTTACTTGTAGTAAATTCACCACTCTTCGATTAGGCTTGTTTCTCATGTATTTACACTTTAGCCCCATATGTTATTTAGCTTTCTTCTTTGGTTTTAGAATATATTTAATTTTTCTTGAGGTTATAGTCATTTCTTCTCTATTACTAACAACCAGTTTGGTTATCATAAATATAGCTTCATATTTTCCGTTTATTCCTGCATATTTTACTTTAAACTGTTCTTTTTTATTATAATCAATTGTTTTCATATTACTTTGTCCCTTTATTTTAGCCTAAAATGATAAACCTTTCTATCTGGTAAATTTGACGGGCCGCTATATATTAAATCAAATTTATCTTTTATAAGCTCCAGTATAGTTTTTTCAGATGGAACATAGCGTTTTGGCTCAATATTAAAAAGAGTATCCTCTTCGGCAATTGGTGTCTCTAAAATGAACAACCCCTTATAATAAAGTATTGTTGATATTTTATCTATAAATTTTACTTTGTCTTCTATATATTGAAACATGCTTGTGCATGTTATCATTGAAAACCAGTTGGATATTAAAGATAAATCACAGTTTAAAAAAACTATAGAATCGTAATTATAAATTTTATTAAGTTCATTAGCCTTTGCAATATTAGTTTCATTAATATCAATGCATACCGTATATGTTGCCCCCATTTCCGAAAATTTAAATGCTAAATACCCTGTGTTACATCCAATATCCAGAATTACTTCCCCTGTTAAATCAGGTAAATTAAGGGCTCTTAGTTTTTCTGGTGAATTAGATTGAATGCTTTTATTAAAAGGAACTTCTTGAAATTCTGGGAAATATTGGTAATTAAGTCCACTCTTTATCATGCTTATATTAACGCCTTCCCAATAAATACTAAATTCTTTAAGGGTTGTTATCTGATCTAATATTACATTAAAAAGATTTTCGTTATTTCTCCAATGTCTGATAAGCCTTAATAAATTACCATTGAGACAGCGCCAAAATTTGTTTTTGTTAAATCCGTTTACAGTTTTCAATAAACTTACAAATTCTTTTTTCCATTCGGGATTATTCCACATTAGCATGAAAATATAGGAAGAGTTTCTGTAAAGTTGATCTTCTGTCCATTCCGCGCTTTCATAATCAATAAGGGCTACTTTGCCAGTCTCCATGAAAATTAAATTTCTAAATTGAAAGTCATTATTAGTGAACCCGTTAAGTTCCTTTATAGCATTGAAGCACATTTGAGCTGTTTCAAGGGGGATATCTTTGCCTCCGTACCCTTCCTTGTCCTCATGCTCTGACCATTGATATTGTTTGCCGTTTATAAATTCATAGTGTGCATAAAGGCCATCTTCTCTTTTTTCAATATTATATAATTTCGGAACGTATAGGGTTTCAAATCTTTCCGTATTTGAATGATACCAGTTGCTAATTATGCCAAGATATTCAGCCTCTACGTTATTAACCTTTTTTACAAATTCCTTATTTTCCAATTTCAACTCCAGGTATTTTAATAGTGTATGCTGGTATATTTTCATCAAGGATTATAAGCTTGTCGTAATCCTGTTCGGTTATTTCTGAAAAGCTTACTAATGCCCCTCTGGTTTTTTGGTACATTTTAACAATATCTAAAATGAGATTTTTTAAATCATAAATAATCTGTGCCGTGTCTGCTTTATAGTGCCTAACAAGAACATTATGAAATTCTATTATTTCCTCACGTGAAAGAATATTTTTAGATCTAAGATCGATTGTTACAAAAAAACATCTCATTTCAAATACCGCCATTAATTAATTTAGATAATAAATTTACCCTTATACCGTTAGTTTGAGAAAGCAGTCTTTCGGTCTTAACCCATTCCCAATTAGCCTCGGCACTTATGGATTTATCAAAATTAGAAAGATTTTCAAAAAGCTTTTCCTTAAAAGATCCTTCCTTATCTACATCATAAGTATCAATCAGGGCGTGTTGCCATTCTGGCCAATTAGGGGCTAAGCAATGAGCCCCAGCCCAGGAGGCCTCTAAGGCGGCTACATTTGATTTACACTGGTTTAGGGGTATGTTATCAAGGGGCACTATAACTAAGTAAGCAGGCGTAGCATTAAGATATTCCATGTACAACCCTATATCTGCCCCCGCTATAAGCACAACATTTTTTTGTTTTATTTTTGTGGTTATGAACGAAGGGTTATACCCCATAAAAATAAATTTAAAATCAGGGAAAGCATTTATGGTTTCAACAATATCCTTTTCATGTTTCATAAGATCGGGCTTATGGGTATCGGAACCGCGCCATAAAACGGTTTTAGTCATTGGCTTACAAGTATGTCTTGTCGATAATGGAAACATGTAATTATCCCATGCATTAGGGACAACTACAATTTCAGATTTACACGAAAAGGGCTGTAAATATTCCTTAAGTTTTTCAGTTGATACAGTTACAAGATCAGCTTTGCTAATAATATTTTTTATGTTTTCGTTAATCTGTTTTTTGCCGTGAATCTTAGTTATAGGGATATGATCTGGGCAATCTAAAAGCAAATCGTCATAATCTACCCAAACCTTTTTATTATAGAGCTTACAAAGCCTCACGGCTTCAACTTCATTTTCTTTTTCTGAATTTCTAAACGGTCTCTGAAAGAATATAATATCTTTATCTTTTAAAGTTCCCCAGCTGCATTGCGATAAATTCACTGCTTCAAAATTAGAAACTATTTTGGGTATTTCGCACAATACCCCATGGCCGCGATAAAAGGAAGTATAATCATTGATGTTTGGATAAAAGCAACCTAATTTCATAGACTTTCCCCTAAAAGATTTTTAGTATTATTAATAATATTTTCAGCCGTTATAGTACAGCATTCAAGATAGTTATCTGTGTTTTTAAGATTACATTCAATGTTAGTTACGCCTTTAAATGTATGCCAGCAAAAAGCACATTTACCTTCTTCTGGAACTATGGCAATCGTTTTTTCTTTTCTGGTTATTCTGGTTCCAGGTTCAACACAAGTAAATATACCTACAACCGGAGTATCCGTACATTGCGCAACATGAAGAAGTCCTGAATCCATGCCTATATACAAGCTTGAATGTTTTATCCATTCTAGGGTTTGGTGAATTGACAATTTCCCCCTCAGATCGAAATAGTTTCTATTGCTTTCGTGTGTTGAGTTATCATCTTTGTCGGTTCCAAGATTAACAACAAAATAGTTTTTATCTAAAAAGCTGCTTATTATTTTATCCCAGGTTTCTATTGACAGCGTTCTACTATCCCAGCTTTTTGACATATTTATGCAAATATATTTTTCACTACAAAAGTTAAGATCAATAGTTTCTTTTTCTGATTTTTCAGTTTCCTGATCTGAAATCATATCAAGATGAAAATTTTCATCGTTAAGATCCAAACCAAAACCTAAAACAGCAATTGCATAAGAATCTAAAATGTGTAAACCTGGCTTGGATTCATAAACTCCATCAAGATCAATAAACATGTCGCAGTCTTTATATTGCAATGATGCGGAATTTACATATGGATTGTTTTTAAAAAGCTCAAAGTATTTTGTCATTATATGAATATCAATATATGGGAATTGCTTTTTAATGAACCTAACAATAGGCGTTATCATCAAAACATCACCAAGAGCCCCTACTCTCTTGATGGTGATTGATCCGGCTTTTTTATTAATAGCCGAAAGCTTCTTTATTTTTATAGAATTATTAAGTTCCTCCCTCTTTTCATCAATTTTATTAAAATCTATCTTTAGGCATTTTTTCTCAAAAATAGCCTGTCCCTTTATTTCTTTCTTAAGCCCTTCAGGGTTTTTTTTCTTTTTATCTTCAACGCTATTGCCCCTGGTTGCCCCTTCTGCGTGTATAGCCTTTATGTCTCTATCATAGAATACTTTCCAATCATTTTCCCAGGCTTTTAAGTTATATGCTACGTCTTCAAACGCTAAAAAGAATTGTTGGCATAAATAACCTATTTCCTCAACCATCTCTTTATTTATTGCAAGTAATGCACCCGTACAGGCTATCGGAAAGTCTGAAAACCAAACCTCTGGAGCAAATTTAAAAGGTTTCCTAGTACCATTCGGCCCCCATCCTCTATGATGGAATAGCTGTCTACCTTGGTATGACTGTCTTATAATTCCGCCATGCTGAATGTTTCCATTAGGATAAAATAAAAGGCCGCCAACTATTCCCAATTTAGGAATATTATTAAAATCTTCTTCAAGCTTTTGTGTTATATTTTGAGTAAAAATTATGTCATTATTAACAAGAATAAAAACGTCTCCACTTGCCGCCTGAATCCCGTTATTAACTGTAGTAGCAAAGCCCACATTATTTTTATTCTCAATAAGTTTTGCATTATATTTTTTAGAAACTTCTCTAATGTATTCTTTAAATTCTCCAGGGGAATTATCATCTACAACTATTACTTCATCGTCTTTATGAAAAACCCTAAGTGTTGCAAGACATGTTTCAAGAAGCTTATGGCCCTTATAGTTTGGAATTACAAAACTGAAATTCATATTAATAATACCTCTCTGTCGATTGTATATATTTCTTTTTAAGAATTACACAGAAGGAATAGCATTCCTGGCGAATGTCCCTAAAGCTGCTTATCAATTCCATAAAATCAAATTCATTATGCAGCTTATCGAAAAAATTCTCTAATGTGTATTGCTGTCTATGGTCAGGGTTATCCTCTTTATAATAATTAACATCTGGCAAATAAAGAATCATTATGCCGTCTTTCTTAAGAAGCTTTGACCAACTTAGTAGTGCGGCTCTATCGTTTGTTAAGTGTTCTAGTACGTGGCTGCTTACGCAGATATCCCATCCACTTTCAAACTTATCAAATTCATGAAGCCTATAAATATCATCAGGACTGATCACTAAATCTACATCAGGCAGCCTTCTGCTATCAACAGTATATGTATTTTCGGTTATTCTGTAACCGCCCGAACCAATATCAATAATTTTTTTATTGCCTTTTAAAAATTGATTAATTAGTGGTTTAAGTTTTTCTGCTTCATATTTATAAATACCCATTTTACACCGCCTGTATTGCTCTGCTGGGGTCAAATGAATGTTTTTTTATATATTCTGACATAATAGCCGGGTGCGGCATGGGAATAGGCATTAAATCAGAATCACCACAATGATAGGGTGTATATTTCCCTTGCCGCTTCATTTCCTCTATTCCTGGATCAACGTAACCCAAAAATTCTTTCTGAAAGTCTATTGCCTTGTCAATAATAATATTTCCATATCTCATGTAGCTATAGTGAAAAACCACTAGTTCATCTATATATTTCTTTGTAGTCTTTACTGTTTTTGGAAATCCCTCCATGTGTGGGTTAACAAAAACATATTCTTTTGTTGGTGGTATGAATTTTAGTCTTATATTGTCATCGCCACAAAGTTTGTTAACTCCATATTTTTTACATAAATTAAATTTCTTAAAAAGATTTACTCGCCTAATATAATAACCATCGTATTCGCTATTTTGTATTACTTCTCTGAATTTGCTATAGCAGCTCTCGTGTATTATTTCATCGCTGTCTAAATGCAGTCTCCATAAATTAGCCTTGCCCCAATCAAACCAAATTGTCGGGCAAATATTACTATAAAAATATTTTTCAAAATTATAATAAATCTCTTCGGCTTTGCCTTCCCATTTTACCGCGAATACCGGCCATATTTTTGAGTTTTCTTTTACCATTTCATAAACAACTTTATTAGTCCCGTCGGTACAATTTGAAGCAACAAACACTACAACCTTATCACAAACTTTAGCCATAGCCGTTATGCTTTCCCTGTAAGGATAATCAAATCTATTGCCGTCTTTTAAATTAATAGTTCCTACAAGATACGGTTCCAATCTAACCCCCAATTAAGCCTGGGGCGGAAGTATGGTAGTAAGAAAATCCGCCCCATTTACTATGCGTTTCAAGTGTGTTTTTTTATTTTTCGCTACCATGTAAAGAATATTATATTAAATTTTAGGATTGTAAAGTTTTATTTATGAATTTTCCAATAAATTCATCTATCCTTTTTTTGCTCTTAAAAATAAGGGGAGTCGGTTGTAGAGAATTATCTTTATCAGTGAGCGGAAAAATGCCTCCCCTTATTGATCGAATCTTGGCATCAGCCAAGTAAGCTACAGTTTTACAATCTTGAATCTTCATCTCAAGTTTCTTAATCTTTTTATCTCGTTTCATTATTCTTTTTTTAAGAAAATACGCTACCATTATTTACCTGTTTAAAATGAGGGGAAGCGCCTGGTATGATTTAAAGCCCCCCCTCTTTGAATAAAACGCTTGAATTATATTTTTGTTTACCATACCGTAGAACACCTTATAATTTTAAATTTCAAAAGTAAACAATTATTTTATTAATTTTTACTGCTATAGTTTTTAATTCTGGTTTCAATTTTCCATATGCCATAACCCATTACTAAAACCAATAAAAAAACAATAGATAAAGTTATCACTAAAATTTTAAACATTTTCATACCTCCAAATATTCGGGGTTATCTGTATAACTGAAGTCTTCAGTTGTAACGCTTTCCGGTGATAATTGTCTCTCGTAATCTTCACAAATATCTTTCTGTTTAGTACAGATACACCAAGGAGTTATTTTGCAATCACTATACGGCGGCTTTGAAATAACAGTCCCAATGTCATTATAAAATTTACACGTTTTACCATCAACCTTGATCCTTCTAGCTTTTCGTTTCATTCTGTGTCCTCCTTTATTTCAATTGGTTCTAAAAACAATTTCTTCTCTGCTTGTCGTCTTGTCAGTAGAAATAGCATTTTATGTCCCTGAAAATTTATCCATCTTTCAAATTCAGACGCAGCATTGTTAAATTTTTTCTTACAAATATTATTCCATAGCGTAGATGTTCTCAATGCGCCTATGCCCAAATTAAAAACAAAACTGGCCAACGCCGAAAATTGATTTTCATTTAGAATAACGTTGTCGGCATCACATAAAATATTGATTTGATCTTCGCGTTCTTTCAGGTCAATAATCAAGAGTCTATCTGCTTCTTCCTGAGTGATTACTTGCCCCAAGAAAACATCTTTGCCTGTATGTCCATAACCAATAGTTATTTTGTCAGATACTCCTTCATATTTTTGTTGATAAGCCTTAAGTCTACATAACTCAAACTTTTTTATAAGTTCAATTCCCCTATTATTGCACTTCATTGCCTTACCTCTTTGCTTTATAAAAATTACAACTAAAATTTTTAGTATTCTCGCGCAATCCTACCACAGGGCAATCCATTGGGTAACAATTGCCGCAATTTTTTATTTTATTTTTAGGTTTATCTTTTAAACATGCCGGACACGTAACTTCCCCCCAATGATAAGATGATTCTAATATATTGGTTTTTTTGTTGTCACATATTCTAACCCCAAAATTATTACCTTTATGTATTAATTTCATTTTTTTTCTCCAAATAATCGATAAAACAAATTAATTCAAGATACCTATATTCTGTTTTATTTCTGATATTTTCACCTGGATATATACCTGAACAAAGATAAAGTTCAGTGTTGCCCGTTATATTTAAAGGGCATTTGCTACAGTAATAGCCGTTTATAGGGGATCGATCAATCAGATCGCAAGTATAATGCATTACTATGTTACCGTTTTCAAATAAATAATTTTCATAATCTTTTAATCTTTTTTTTAATATTCTAATTAACTTCCTTTTTACAATCATTTTAGCTCCTATTTCTTACTATTAGTTTTCATTTTGTATAACTCCTAAAAATTTCATTTCTATAATATCATTCATGTTAAGACTTAAGGGCTTTTTATCTACAAGAAAATGGTAGCTTGCACCGTTAAATCCCAAGAAAAATGCCTGCACAGTGACTTCTTGTTCAATATAGTTAAGATTAGGATAATTTTTCTTCCACGTGTCTTTGAGATACCTTACTTTAAATTTTTTCATTTCTCCCCCTCGAATTTTACTATAATGTCAATCCCTTTTTGTCCGCAATACATTTTCGCGCTCTCCTTCATATGGGTTAAATATTTCATATCTTGTACGCATCCAAAATTCATAGTTATATAAATGAGTCTTTAATGAACATCTCCATCCGTGCTTTTCGCATTCTGTATAATATCCATCTGCAAATAAGTTACTTTTGTGAATTTTTGTAATTTCTTCACAACCCTCACTTTGACATGATAATGGTTCCCATTTTTTCATATTACCTCTCCGTCTAAAACAAGATTACGTAACTTACAAAGTGTTTCAAAAAAATCCTCTCCCTCTGCTCGGTATATTTTATCCGGTTTGCTAAAGGGGGCTGCGCTGGCTATATATCGTGCTTTTAAAATAAAACTATTTAATTCTATTTTCCAAAAACACCCGCATTGTTCTATCTCTTCAATTTTTTGAGTTATCATTTCTCCTCCAATAATTCCCATTTATACCCGGTTAATGGGTCTATATTAAATCCCTCCCTTACTTCTGTAAAAACATCTTTTAAATTTTTGCCATTTTTCAAACAAATATCCCCATAAATTAAAACTATATCAGCAACCAATTTAAGGTTTTTAGGCACAAAATAAGTAGTAGAATCCTCTCTGCTTATATCCCAAATATCAAAACCCAGCGATGGTCCTGTCCATCTTATTTTTTTATTTTCCACTAATTTAAAAAATTCCATGTTGTCTTCTATAATAGATTTTTGTTCCTTAAACCATTTTCTAATATCAGTTTTCATGTAAAATTCTGGTAATATGCTGGTTTTTGTATCTGTATCCTTTTCATCAATTTGTTTATCCATTATTTTCCCTCCCAGCAATCAACAAGCTTATCAAGCTTAATTCTGAAACAATTCACACATGTAACTTTATTACCTCTTAAAAATTTGCATGTCTCACATGTTCTTTCTTCTTTTTCAATTTCCCATTTATCTGGCAGTGTATACCCGCTCATTAACTCTTTACAATATTTCTCAAATTTACATTTTCCACAATCTTTAGTTTTCTTGCACATATCTTTTATCTGGCTTAATTTATAATCTTCCATAGCTATTTCCCTTCTGCTTCCGCAACAGAACATTTACTGTTTCATGCTGCATTGTGGTTGTTTTCATATCGATACCCTTTCATTTTTTGTTTTTAATTTATGGCATTTTTTGCATAATCCTTGTCTATTTGTAGGATCAAACATTCTGCCACCATGATATACTGAAACAATATGATCTAATTCCCAATTTGATCCATTTGTTGACAAGGAAATATTGCATTGTGCACATCTATTATTTTGTCTTTCTAATATAAACATCTTTGAAAAATGTGCGTGCGGTCTGCAATAAAAAAATGCAGAAGAATAACAATCAGAAGAACAATATTGACGATTTGTTTTTCCAATAATAGGATTATCGCACCACTTACAATGCTTTATTCCTTCTGAATCAATTCGACATTTAATATCTGATAAATTAAATGATCTTTTCCCCGGTTTTTGATTTTCAAAAATGAAGATTAAAACTTCTTTTCTTGCCTCTATATATTTAAATTTTCTGTTAAGTTCTGACATATTTTAGATTCCTCTTTTTCCCATTTAAGGATTAATTGTAATTATTCCAGCTTTATTTCTTTCTATGTACAACCTCATCCCTGCAAAGCTGATCGCCATATTTGGCATCTTCATAAATTCTTATTTCCTCCCATTTAGCAGAATTATTAATATACACATCACAAACATTATTCACGCATTTTGAGCCAACAACCTTGTAGCACTTTTCAGCCATGCCATTATTGCAACTAAATATGGCGCTTGCAAAGAAAAACATAGTTATAAAAAATATAAGCGCATAAAATATTCCAGGTAAAATAAAATTAAGAAATAGATTTTTCATTTTCCCACCTTCCTGTTTTTTTATTATATTTCAGATTATCGTTAATATGTCCAGTCCTAAAAGGGTAAAGCGCACATCTTGTAATACAGCATTCGGGGATCGATGTTTTAATACCACCCAAGCAGTCAGTACATTTTAGGCGTATGGCTTGCTTTAATTTTCTAACGTGATTATTTGATAATAGTTTCATTTTCTATTTCTCGTATTTCAATCTCATTAAGTGTTTTTTTAATCTATTTCTAAATAATTTGTCTCCTTCTTCCCAATAATAGCCCTCAGTATAGAGATAATAAACCTTGAAATATCCTTTCTTCTTTTTATTAGAAATATTTCTAGTAAACAACATACCATTAAATCTTGAATCTACTATAAAGCCTATTGCCTCATTGTCTTGTTGTTCCTGGGTCTTATTCATTTCTCACCTTCCTTCTTAGATTGTAACTTTATCTCATTTTGGTATTTTTTAATTCTTTTAGCTTCTTTTATCTCGGTTAGCTGCTGCTCATCATACCAAGCTACAGATCGCCAATGACCGCTTTCACCGCGAACTAAAAGACTATACGAATTTATATCGTTTCCCCAATAGGCGTGTGCATAAGTGTATTCAACTCTTGCCGGAATACCATTATGGAAATGTTGCATACAGCACCCTAAATCTTCTGCTATATCCACAAAGGTTCCCTTTCTAAATTTTTGACCATTGGGTTCGGGAGTAGTGCTGACTCTCTCTAGTCCTGCTTCATATATACCCTTAGCTTCGGACAATCTTTGCGCATAAGTTCTCATTCCCCACCTTCCTTTTGATATTTATAGCATTTTGTTTTTTCGTAGGCACAGAAACACATCCCGCCTATTGCAATACACGTATCATAAGGCTCTTCATAATATGGAAAACCCGGTACATAATGCCTAATATTTTTACAGGTAAATCCGTCAATTTTAATCCGGTTTGCCCTGCGCCTAAATCTTTTATTCTGCTCTTCAAGGTACTCATCCATTGCTTCGTAATTATAATTTGATGGTTCTTTCATTTCTCCCCTTCCTTCCTAATCCCAAACAGCTCTTCCCATTCCGGCCTTGCTTCGGCCAGAACGCGTTCGGCGGCTTGCTGAGATACAAAATAAACGCAGTAATATGTTATGAGTGGCACGTTAAAGGTTATTTCTAAACCCAGACTTCTACTGTACCCAATTTCATAAGTAAATTCCTTACCGTCAGCTTTTGGCTTCCATCCCTCATTCACCTTATCCGCCAAAGCCCCCAAATACCTCAAGATGCGCTCGCGTCGGGTGAGGAAAAATCCTCGACCACATTTAATTCTACATTTCTCTTTTTCAGAACATTGAGCACATTCCGGCCAGATAATCCTTTGCTTATCATCATCACTGATAAGGCGCGGAGGCTGTTCTACGGCTTCAAACATTTCTACTACATGCCTTATACCAACTTGACTTTTGGCTTTTTCCGTTTCAATAAAATATTGTTTTAGTTCGTTCCACATTTGTTTGTAATCGATTGATTGATTCATATTTCCCTCACGTTTTTGATAGTCATTGCGATTGTCATTGCTGGGCCTCCAAAAGTTCCGGGTTTTCGTAAATATTAGCGATGACCTCAAAAAGTTTCTCTAAATTTTCTTTGCAATAGGTAAACCCAGAACCGCCTTCAGTTCCATCAAGTCTGAAGAACGACAAACATCCATATTTTTCATTCCATTTTATTATCCGCAAATGTGGGCAGTGGTCATCCATATCAACTATTGTGGGAATATGTTTGACAATATCCCCTTCATAAATATCTTTCCCGTTCTTATCCTTGAGGCCGGTAAATTGCATTAAAACAAGATTATTTAATTCGTTCTCTGTTTTACACATCTTTTGCACCTCAAAAAAAGAATCCAAAAGTTCCATTTCTTTTTTATTTTTATCCCAAGCTCTAAACTTTATTTCTCTCATTTTTTGCCCCCCTCTGGCTCAATCCCGAATATAGCTATGCACGGATCTGATGCGTGAAAAAGATATTTGTCTGGTATTATTTGATGATACACTTTACCTCTAAATATTACCGGAATATCCAACTTAATTGATAATGACCTGTAGCCTTTAAATCTAGCCGTAATTAACAAAACTGTTCCAAAGCCAAATTCTGGATGCCACACTCTACTATCAACATTGAACGGCGTTTCGTCTTTGCGGGGAAGTGTGCTTCTTTCGCTTTTTGAAATTTGTCTTTTTATTTTTTTTAGCCATTTTATACAGTCCCAACCAATTGATTGATCTTCTGGTTCGTCAACCTGTTCAAAACTATTTTTGATATAATCTATCGTTTGATCCAGTAATAGTTCGTCTTTTGAAATTAAAAGTTTCTTACTCATAAACCACCTCTACTGTACAATATTCAAGTCTAACCCTTATTTTCTCATTACTGTAAACCGCATATGCTGTATATAGCGCATCTGAATATTCCACTGATTCGTCTTTAATCTCAGTAACCCCGCCTATGCCTATTTCGTACTGTTGAAAAATACCATTGCCAGCAAAACGAGTTAGTCTTTTAATAATAGGTTTTTCACTCATGTCTTGGCCCTCCAATTTTCAGAATTTACGCAGCCGTGACAATTAGCCGCTGAATATTTAGAACTACAGTTATCACAACTTTTCGGTTCATTTATTCTCTTCTCGATCTCGGCAACGGCCCAATTGATAACAGAGTCATAAAATCCATAATTTTCAGTGATAAAACATTCATCTGGATACCCTTCAACTTTAAGCATTGTTTTATAGCTTTTCTCTATCTCTTTGCGTAATTTGTTATTCATAAATTTTCCCTCTAATCTTGAACACGTCTTGCCTCCTTTTTTGTTAGATTGATCATCTTTTGAATATATTTTTCATATTTGAGTTTTTTCTCTTCATCAAGTTTATTAAATTCCGTTATCAGCCAGTCTGTTTTAAAATTGGTGTGCGGTCGTTTCATTGGAACTTCTTCTAAAAACCGTTTAGAATTATGACTTTGAAAATAACTGGCCCGGCATTGTCCGTTAGGACATATTGCGGCCCACTCTAAAAGTGTTTCCGTATCTATCAAGGTTACTATGCCGTCACTACAACCATGTTGACCACAAGACGGAGGTATTCCGTTGCGAATCCCGATAGACTTATTTTGTAAAAACCTAGAAATTGTAGGAAAACGCTCATCATTTTCTATTATTTCTTTGCAGATGTCTGACCATGTCTGATCTGGAATCCAGACTAGCTTTTTATAATATAGTTCCATTAGTGCCTCATTACACCTCTTTCCGAATGCAGTTTGCATTTCTGCAAACTTTTCATTAAAATTGGATCTGTTCATTCTCAATTTCCTCTGGTAATTTAAAATCGTCCCTAATTTGGCCTATGCCCTGCTCCCTTAAACTGTCTTGTTTTGTAAAGTTAACCCACTCTTTCCATCTGTCTTTATTTAAAAAAGTAGCAAAGTGTTTTATATATTTAAGTTCGGTTCCTAGATTTTTTTGATGCGTATCGTAATTTATAATTGCTTTTTTAAGGTTATTATAGTCTTCCTGGGTTTTAATGGTTTTTGTAAATCTTTCAAGGGCATCTCTTTTATCTGTTTTCCTGGGATATAGTTTCCATAGTTCCTCAAAATCCAATTCGGGTATAGAGATATTATTAATATCTTCTTTCTTAATATTAATATTAATATTAATATCATTATCATTATCATTATCATTATCATTATCATTGCAACCTATCGATAGGGTATCGGTATTTTCTGATAGGGTATCCCTAATATTAATAAAATCAGCTATATGCTTATTTTTCTCTATAAACAGTAAACTTAGGTAAGAATTTCGAAATCGCTGCAAATCATTTAACGCACCGGGTATCATTTTGGGACTTTTACAGTTTTTGAAATAAAAATTTATCAGTAAATAAAGATTATTTTTTGCATCGTGTTTTAGCTTTTCTTGTACTTCTTTACGTGCTTTTATTAGTCTTGCATTAGAATATAAATATGGAACCATAAGGCTATCAGGTAATTCCAGAAATCCGCTTTCCCTAGTTAAAGGAGAAGTACAAACATGCAAAAAAAGAAGCTTTGCATCAGAAGATAGATTTAAAAACCAACCGTCTTGCCATATTGCTGTTTCAACTAATCGTTGTTTTGCCATATTACTTCCTAAGTTTTTCTAGAGTAGCTCTATATGTTTCTTTAAGTGCGTCTTTAAGTGTTTTGTGGCAATCCGAACATACTTCATAGGCTCCATTCATAAGTGGAAAGGGTCTACCTATGTCTTCACCATTAATTTGCAAGTTAAATTCTCCAAATCCTACGAAAGCCTCTTTTTTACATAAATCACAATAATGGGTTACTTTGGTCATGCTGCACCTCCATAAAAACTCGGGGCAACCTTATATGTTTGGTTTTAGACGAGAATAAAATTGCCCCGATTCTCTATAGTATCCAAAAATTAATATTAATAGTTAATCCAAACATGAACGTCAATATACACTATCTATTTTCAAAAGTAAAGTAAAAAATGAAATTATTTTTTTAAGAGAGGGGAGGCCCAACTTGCGGTTCGGGCCCCCATGAGGTAACTAATAAAAAAGGTAAAATCACTATATATCTTTTGCGGCATTTGTAAAGGCATTTTTTATACGCTCTATTGGCGAATCACTATAGATATTATCAGCATCAAAACGCCTAAATTTTAACCCCTCTAATGATTCCGAAAAGCTATATAATTCAAAAGGCTGAAAAGATTGCTCAAATTTGGCTTTAGCAGTTATAACGCGCTTTATGCCATTAACCCACACCGTTTGACCTAGTTTGATGTTTTCAAATTTTAGTTTCATTTTTAAACTTCCTCCTTTTTACAAAACCGACAATATCTGTGAATAGGGAAATAGCCTGTCGTAAAAACCGGTAGTTGCTTTGGCTTTCTTGGTTTGCGGTAATAATGGCACCCAAAAAAACATAAGACTTTATGCAATATTGACTTCATAATTACATACTCCTTGAACTGATTATTGTCTCCTCATAACATAAAATTCCCTTAACCTCAAATTCGGCGTTTTTACCCATTGCTCGAACAATTTGATCAACCTGCTTAGTGTCTACAATCAAAAAAATAGGATCAACTTGGTTTTTGTCTATAAGTTTCCATTTCCATGTTTTTCGGGTTGATATACCTTCTGCCCTTGTAGTATTCTCCACAATGACCGTAGGTGCATTATTTATTGCGTCCTGTAGGATTTCCCTAGCCTCCTCTTGATTTCCTGCCTGTTCGGCCATTTCGGCAGCTTTAAGGGCTTCCGCTTCCTGCTTTTCCTTAAGTTCTGCCTCAAGACGCAATTGTTCTTCTCTGCGCTTATTTTCTTGTTCAAGCGAAAACCTCCCCATTTCCTTTTTTACGCAAGTTTCGGCCTCTGCGTAGGGAATCGCAAATTTTTTCTTTTGCGTAGTTAATGTACGGTGTGTCAGAAAAGCTGCGCTAATGCCTGGATCAAATTCTCCATCAATTTTTTTTTGCCTGCCCTTTATAAATTTTAAAAATTCTCCAGCTTCTTTATATTCATCATTAGTTGTAATTTTTAATTGCTGTGCTTTTTGAATAACTGGTAATAGTTCACTTTGTAATTTTGCTTCTTCCATATTCTCTCCTTTTAAAATTAGTTAATATCTCTTTACATGTACCAAGTCTTTTTTCGTTTTTCGCCTCTCCCTCAATTAGATCATATTTGAACCAAACATAATTTTTAGGAAAGTTTTTACTATCTCTTTTTATTTCTCTTATGTTTCGAGCAACACATATTTCTGTTGAATCATCAACATTGTAATTTGCTCTGTCGTCAAAAAGGATATAAAGTTTTTTCATGGTTCCTGCTTTTCATTTATTGTGTTTCCACTTCCAAACGTTTAAGGCCGCAGTAAAACCCCTCCAGTCATCACGATTGTTATATTCCTTCAAATAGTAAGTTCCATATTTTGATAAGTAAAGGCCGTATCTTTTTGAACGACAATCAATTGACGGGAAAGGTCCATCCGTATTAAAATACATGGATGCAAGCGCCTGGGTATAACCTGAAAGTTGACAACCTACCCATTTTTGAGGCGTCCCACTTTTCAAATCGACACAACATTGCTCGTTAAACATTGTGCCAAATCTATCTAGAGTTCCTGCATATAAATAGTCCTTGTTAAAAACTTTAAATTCTATTACTTCCCATTTTGGTTTGCACTCTCTCAAAAACTTCTCGTATGCCATGAGATACGGCAAATACAATGGATCTACCGTATCTCTGTCTAGGCATCCCTCGTCGAGGTATTGACAGGCCATATGAATATGGGTTCCACGTATTGCATCCTGTTCCGTAAACCAGGTGTCATCGATTATTCCGCACCCTCCCAGAATTTCGGTAACACCTGGATACGGTTTTCCATCAACAGAATATTTATGATTTTCATCAAGTTCTATTTTCATTTTATTTTACCTTGATATCGACTATCTCTAAAAGGTCTTTCAACTCTTCCTCGGTAACCATTTTCTCCCATATAAACTTTTCAGGATTCCATTTAAAACCCTTCTGCTTGAGCATGTCCCTTGTTTTGACATCTTCTTTTTCAAGTTTGCAATATGCTGATTTCAGATTTGTAGTCTGACCGGATGCTTCACCTTGCCTTTGCGGGGCTTTTTGCATAGGTGCTTGTTTTGTTTCGACCTCTGGTAAAATCCCATTGTCTTGCAAATCTTCAAGATCTTGTGTCATTATGTCTCCGGCGGCTGTTACTGTAATCACCCCGTCAACAAAAGCCCGTTTCTTTGATATTTTCAGGCAAGTATTATAATAATCGGCGGGATTATCGTACTCTACTTGCTGAAAAATATACCATTTCCCATCAATCTTTTTTGTTTTAAATGTGGGGCCGCCCAATAGAGAAGTATCTCTATTATTCCAATATTCGGCGGGAACAGGTTTTTGGGTATTTTCTGAGCGGAATCTATATTTTGATTCCATCGTGGAACAGCAACCCAAACCCTGCCCGACAACTCTACCCTCATGTTCAAGGGTGCAAGTAACTTCGTATTCCCTGTGGGCATTCGGCAAATCGCGCATAGTAATTTGAAATGTAGGAATAAGACGAAAAACAAAGCAAATTTTTTCTGCTCCTGGTTTTAAAAGAGTAGGCTTATTTCCACAACCAGGTATTTCACCATAATGTTCACCTTTTTTCATTATGGTTCTCATTAAGTCTTGTATTTTTTGTACTTGAGATGAAACTTCAGAAATACTTCTTTCACCAATTACTGTTAATTCATTTTCCATTTTCGTTCTCCTTTGTTGTTAATAGATCATTTTTAAGTAAAATTTCTGCGGCCTTTTCCGTAGCGGCCCCCATCGATTTAAGATTCCAAAGCTTTTTTATTTTTCTTAAATCTTTCTTTGTTTTTTTACGTAGCCACATAAATATTGGCACTCTGTATTCTTTTGTCATTAATCCCCCTGACTAATTCTAATTTCAATTCTAGGATTTTGTTTGTCAATTACCCAATCGGAATTTACTGAAAACCAGTTGTCATCAACTCTTAATTTTTTTGGCAATTCCTTTCGGGCAGTGTAAAGCTTTATCCCATCACAAAGAATTTTTGTGAAGTTATGACAATCTACGCGTAATGTTGGCTTATAGACAATAAAACTCACAAGAACTTTGGCTCTTTTAAAAGTCAAATTAGATTTGAACATTTCCTTAGCAATAATATTTTTAAAATCTGAATATATTTTACTAAGTCTAAAATCACGAGAAACATATTTGTGATTATCTGTAGCTTTAGGCTCAAATGGTATTGTAAAAAAATATGATCCCATTAGTTTACGTCTCCAGGAAAGTTGCCAGGATCAACAGGAATAGACTTTTCATTTTCGGGATTTGTTGGCGAAATATCCTTCATTCTTTGATCTAATTTTTCATCAACAATTTTTTCAATGCCTTTTTTATTTTTAATTTCATCAAGATGCATTTGTTTTTCCCAAGCATCCATTTCCCGTTCTTTGATAATAATATCGTTATAAAAATATTTAATAACGCATTCCTTATAATCTTTTTCAACTCTGCAATTAACTTGCCTGCTTTCTTTTCCGGTTTTAATATGTTCAAGTAAAATTTGAAGTTCTCCGTTTTCCACGTCTAGTGTTCCCTTCTGGGCTTTTTTCATTTCCTCAAATTTGCAAGTTAAAGATTTTAATTCTGAATTTTTCTTAGCAGCCAGCTTTGCTTTTTTTAAAAGCTCCTCGTCAGTCAAGTCAAATTCGTGCGAAATTGTTTCAAAAAAATTCTGATTTTCCATGTTTTTCCTCCAGTTTTGTTTAAGTTAAAAAAAATATATATTTTTGATTAAAATAAGTAAAGTAAAAAGACCATTTTTAACAATACAAATATATATTATATATATATTTTTTAAAGGGGCAAAAAGTGATCAAAATTGTGTTTGTATTACGCCGTATTACAGTGTATTATAATATAACACCGTATAATATTTAGACACACAGCGTAATATAAGTAAATACACTGGCTTACGCCGTTTCACGTGAAAAGTGTATATTTTATAGACATTGTTCGAACAGCCCCTATTTTTAAGTGCTTGATTTTATTGGAGTTTATTTTACTAAAATATGGCACGAAATTAGCATACATAAGGGGTATAGACAAACGAAAAAAGAAAGAGGAAAACATGACAACAATAACGATCTTTTTATTAACGAATCCGGTTGCAATAGTGGTTATGTCGATAGTAACTTTGGTTACTGAAAATCAGTAGAGGGCATTATGAATAAATACTTAGTAATAGCTAAAGATAGGGGCTGGGGATTGGTTAACAAAACAACTGAGAAGGCAATGGGCGGTTATTTTACAGGCAAAGACGAATTAAGCGTTATGATACAGGTAAGGGATTTTTTCGCAATGTCACTCGGTACGCTCAGAGAAGCAATCAGAATTGTAAGAATTGAAAAATGTAATTAAAAGGAACTTATTAAATATCAAGGAGGTATCATGCTGAGACAAGATTTAATACCAAAAATGGAAAGCAGGGCGTATTTTAAGATGTTCATAAAATGTGTTATATACTCGCAAAAAACAAATAATGTAAGTTATGCAAAAAGCTTACTAACAATTGCTGATAATTGGCTTTGGGGCGAGTTTTCCGAAACTATCGAAGGATGCAAAGAGATTTTAAAGGAAATAAGTGAGGGGGCATAACGTGTGTAAAGAGACAGTATCAATATCAGCAAGAATCCCGAGGGAATTTGAACAAGAAATAGAAATAATTTTGAATAATTGTAATTTGAAATATAAAGATAAAACGCATTTTTTAGTATTGGCTATTTTACATGAAATAGAGAAAAACAAAGAAGGAGAAGCACATGAACATTAAAATAACTCAAACGGGTTTTAGGGCATGCGATCGAATTATTTTTGAAGTTGATAGACAAATTAATTTTGAAGAGGCAATGGAAATACAAACCCAAAAAGGCTATTCTCCGGCGGGATATGGATTTGAAGATTTTAAGCAGGAAGTTGGGAAAACTACATGGACATGCTGGACAAGCTGCGATTAAAGGAGGATGAAATGAGACACACAATATATGAACTTAATTATGTTAAATTAGTTGAACTCAACCTCATACAGGATAATTTAACAATAGAAAACGAACCCTTTATGCGGTTGCACGTAGAAAAAATAGGCGAAGGGGAATATGCAATGAGCCATACCTATGAACAAAACGGGGATTTAATGCGCGACCCGGAAATAACTTTTAAGGTCAGTATGGCAGGTAAAACTTGTTATGTTGAGGCTTTGACTTATAGGCAGGATAATCTTTGCATAAATCATGAAGTTTACACGTATGATGATTCGGGCAACAGGAAGGGGGTTTATCTAAAACTTAAAAAAGACATAAACGCTTTTTTGGGTGTGTGGCTTAGAAACTTAAAAATGCAAGGCTTTAGGGGATAATACTAAATAGAAATTTAAAGGAGGCACGTATGAAGATTTTAAGTTTGATACCAATATTCATTTTTTTAATGGCTTGCGAAAAGATAGAAACACCGGAAGAACCAACAGTATCAATGCATAATTCTTATTATATTGCAGATTTATCCGGTCTGCCAAAATGCAGCGAAAAAGAAGAGGGCCAGCTTTTTTATATCGTATCAATTAAAAAGTTTATGGTTTGCACAAATGAAAAATATGAAGTTGTCGAAATTGCCGGGCCGCAGGGTGAGCAAGGAGTTGCTGGAGTTAATGGCAATAATGGTATAGACGGCGCGCAGGGGCCGCAGGGTGAGCCGGGATTAGCCGGAATTAACGGCAATAATGGATTGCCAGGAACAATGGCCGTTGCAGATACAATAGGAGAATTGGGGAAGATCTTGTCGATTACTACTGTACACTTGACTATATACAGTCAGGAAAACTATATTTATTTCCTTGGCTGGAATGGCCAAATATTTGATAGTACCTTTTATTTTTCTGGTGCGGATTGCGCCGGTACAAGATATATCTTGGTTGGCCAGTATGATTCATACTCGATGCTTGGGAAAATGGTATTTAGAGACGCTGCAAACGATAAATTATATGTACCAAAAACAATTAATGCAGACGGTACGGCATTATCGGTAAGCGTAAATGCGCTATCATCTTATAGTGCTGGGATCTGCACCAACACAAATTTAACTTATTATTTTTCAGAAATGCAGGAAACAACTAAGGCTAGCGTAGGAATACCCGAAACAATAACCGCACCACTGAGCATAATATTTAATTCTTTATAACATACACAGAAATGGCGTTTTCTATTATAACCTTTTCAGGCTTATCGCTGAAAAATTCATCTACCGCCTTCTTGGTTCCATTTAAAAAACCATAGTCATCGATAACTATAATCCCACCGGAAACCATTTTAGGATAGAAGAAGTTACAAGCATCAAGAATACTTTTATATTGATCGCAATCAATATGCACAAATGCGAATTTTTCGTTTTCTAGTCCTTTGGCCGTATCAGGGAAATAACCCTGTTTGTAAATTATGTTTGGACTATTACCTAAAAAGCTTTGAACATGCCCCAAGGAAGTATCGGAAAAATCGCCTTTATGGTAAACGTCTATGCTTTCATGTTCCGGCATTCCCTCAAATGTGTCAAAAAGATATAATTTAACGCTGGAGGCAATTTGCGAATGAATAAGTTTCGCACTACCCCCCTTATAAACGCCAAATTCGGCGCAGGAACCATTTAAATTTTTGGCCCTAGTGTTTATAAGGTCGAATATCAATTTGCAGCGTGGACGGCAAACCAGAGATCGGGATTTGATAACATCATATATTTTTTCAAAGTTCATATTAATAACACCAATTCTTTTTACAAAAGTTTACTGCGTTAGTACCTTTGTCTTTATTACACTCAGCATAGCATATTTTGTACGGCTTTATGTCGTTATAAACTTTGCAATGCCTGCTACAACTAAAATAAACAAGGCATGATTCATAAGTTATGCTTTTGCAAACTTTTTCATTATTGCACGATGAATTTGTAAAAACTAATACCACTGCAAAAAGCAAAGTAAATATTATCACCAAAATAATTTTACGCATAAATTAAGCTCCTAATGTAGATTAGACATGGCATAACAGAAAAGGCCAAAAAGAACAGAGACAGCAACTATGCCGATATATGATGGAATAAAAACCAACCACCAACTATCGATAATATGATAAACCTTAAGTATCAACATTGCTGATTGTAATACAATCCAAACTGATAACAAAATATTTCCCATATTAATTCCTTTCAACCATCAAGGTTGTCGTGATTGCCTGTGTTTAAATCTTGTGTTTGCCCAGCCTCGTATGCTTCCTTTGCAAGAGCCTTCTGGTCGTTTGCAATCTTAGCAATAATACTTTGGGCCATTATGAATACTATAAAAGCCAATGCAGCTTTAGCTAATCCAAACCATCCAGGCTCTTTTACGCTTTGAGTGATACTTTCTAGTGTTTTATTTACACTGTTTTCAAGCTGTTCAAGGCGCTGTTTTTTCTTGAGAACTTGATTTTGAGTAATAACAATTGTGCTACTTGTATTTTCTGTTGGTGTAGTTTCGGCCATATTATAATTCTCCATTAAAGGAAGTTCTTCCGCTCTCGGCTTCTACAAAGCACCATTTATACTTTTTGTCTTTATCTTCAAAATAGGTTGTCTTTTTTATTTGCTTTATGCCGCTTGAATCACCGCATACCGAATATAGTGCATGTTCACCAAGCGCAACGTAATTATCAATTCTTGTGGGTTTTTCAAGGCCCTGAAATGCAGCATCTACAAGTGTTATGTGTATTCTAAATCTTATTGATGCCTCGGCACGATCCGTAGGAAACATTTCACCCTCGCAACTAAACGCCTTTTTAACTCCTGTGAAATTAGCTTTTGGTATTACTACACTCAAAGCATTATTTGCCAAAACCGGAATAGGTTCAAACGGTAGACTTAACTCGTCAGTGCAGTCCATCTTAAGCGAATACGGATATTGCCTTTCAATGAATTTAAAAATTAGATCACTAGACCTGCTTACACGGAACGCGCAAAGACCTGCAATTTTTTGTGAATCAAGACAAATTGAATTTAAATTGTTTGCCTGTACTATTACCGGAAAACTTGGATCATTGGCCTGAGCATTATTCATACCAATACCAAAATCTGATTTATACTGACAAGTACTTGCGCATCCCATGAGAAGTAGAGCAATAAAGAACATTAACGATATAGACTTTTTATTTTGCATTTTGACTCCTAAAGAATATTTTTTCTAATATGAACGGAATAATTTCTATTGTCTTTTGCCCTACCTTGCCACCCACACCATATGCAATCATTGGTATGCCTAGTTCTTTAGCTTCATTAATCTTACCTTGAAAGTAAGCAATAAAAACAAACGTAATTCCCGATATAACAAGAAGGAAAGATATTAGGCGCATAAGACTTGCAGCCGAATCATTACCAAAAAAGGATTTAACGTAGTCCAACATGTAGCCTCCTTAAAAAATAAGGGCTAGGCCAAAGCCCAGCCCCCTGGAGGATGACTTCTTCAGTCAAACGTCCTATTTTTTTTTGTACCAAATAAAACCGATTTCTTTTACTGGAATCATAAGGCCAGTCACAAAAGCCTCTAGATCTTCGCTGGGTTCATTTGCTATTTCCTGAATGTTGGGAAGGATCGGAACTATATCAGCAATAGCAGCACTAAGTATTGCTGGCAAATCCTGGCCAGGCTGCCATCCATCGTCCTGTGATTGCTTAATAGCGAGAATGAAGTTCTTGAGTCCTTCGCCTAGATTGTAACCTCTTTCGGAAACCATCACTTTAATCTCTTTTACTGCCATAAATTTTCCTCCTAGTTAAAATTTTAAATATCTCTTAATTAAAATTGTAACACGCAATGAAGGTTTATAAAAGGGCTATTTTGCCTTATCTATAATACAGATAGTCATTTAAAACATTGAATACTGCTACATATCCGGCATCGTTAAGATGAATACCATCTCCATCTTTTGTAAAATCTGGATTTAATTCACCATAGTTTGAATTATTTTGATCATAAATTGTTACGATTTTTACAATATCAATAAAATTTGGACATATAGTTTTTAAGTAATTATTTAATGACACTACGTTTAAATATGTTATTTCCATATAATGTGCAAGATTACCATAAGCAGCATAAAACTGATCATGGTTAATTGGCATAACGGAAAGACAGTATATCTTTTGAAAGTTATTCTTTTGATCTTGTATGAGCTGCCAATACTTAGCGGCCACTTGAACAGGCGTATCGGATGCTCCTAAATTATTTATTCCTACCCATAAAACCAACCTATTACTCTGGCCCTGAAATGCCGAAATATATGTTGATTGATTTTCTACTTTACTACCACTTACACCAATGTTCACATTTGGAACAGTAGTAAAATTGTTAGTGTTATTAAAATAAACAATTGAGTCACCTACAAAAAGAAATGGAGATAGGTTTTTTATGGGGTTTCTGGGATTCTCATAATTAGCTGGCCCTCCTGACATCCCCAAAACAAGAAGAGCCGTAAATAGGAGTAATACAAAAAGTTTATTCATTAATTTTTACGGCTCTTAAAATTAAAGGAGCACCTGTTCCACTTAAGCCGATGTTATTTGCTGACGGGGTTCCGGCTTTAATAATCCAACGTGACATAATTCTAAAAATAGTATCTGAAGGTACTACTATGTTGCCAAAGTCGATATTAAATTGATGATAACCTGTATCCATTACGGCATAGTTAACATAAAAAGTATTACGATATAGGCTATTAATACTTGAATCCAAACTTGATAAAAATACTTGAGAGATACCTTGCCCCTCCGAACTTAGAGAAAAATAATCCGTACCGGAAAAAGTGACATGCCAAATGCCTTTTCTTAATGGTAATCTTAATGCCGGATTAACTTCATAATTTGTGGATGCATCTGGAGATGACTGTAAAGTCTCATCCGAGTTAACGATAACAATATCATCGTTGTACTTAGAAAAAACAGGATACCCATTAGCAGACATTGACGCAATTTGCTTCGATCCCCTTAACGCTATCTTAGAAATATCACCTGAATTATGAATATACCTCTGTAGCGATATTTCAGAAATATAATCTTCCCACAAATAATTGTTACCGTTTATTCCTGATATTTGGAAATTGTTAGGATCATGATTTGGATTGAAGTTATGATATGTGGCGCTTGTTAATAAACCATCAATATAAAGTATTGAATAATTATTCGGCGCAAAAACATGCTGTATTTTGTGCCAAAGCGTAGTATCTAAATTAGTAACCGGATACGATGCAAGCTTTGTTTTTACGTTACTATTAACCATATAAAATGCAATTTCACCTAGTTCATTATGCTCCAAAGACCAGCTACCATCAATACCACTATAATCTGACATTATAGCCTGAGCAGTTTCTGGAGCCGTCCAGGAATTCTTTTTTACTGTTGCCGATATAGTATGCATACCAGCCCCAGCCAAATTGCCAGAATCATATATCATATATGTATTGTTCATTTCCGCATAAGCAGCATTGCCTAAATGATCGGTAGACAGTGATGGGTTGTTTGTGGTTGTTAGTGATACACCGCCATACGTTGTTGTAAATCCCCCATTACTGGCATTGGCTTTAAAAATATAAAGGTTACCATTGTGGTTGTTAGAATCTGGGAAATCTGTTTCGGCCAAATATTGATTGGTTTTAAATAACGCTACTCCATTAATGTAAGCCGTCTCAAGTGCGTTGACGTTGCTGTTATCGACATAAAAATTACAATTACAGGAGTCTATAGCTATGGTTTTATTTTTCCAACTATTCCCGTTCCACTGTAAAACCTGATTTTCTTCTGGGTTTTCAATGTCTACATCGGCTAATGAATCAAGGTTAACTCCATTCATATTTACGCCTGCATTTGGATTAATCATATAACCACCAACAGTGAGAGAGCCAGATATATTGACATTGCCATTAAAAGTACTTGTCTGATTATCATCGATAGTTAATGCCAAAAGGGGATTGCCAGCAGAACGTGGCTGTGTAAAGAATCTAAATCCGCCCCCGCCTGTTGAACCCGTACTTCCTGTTGACGTAACAAAATCATTATACATTCTATAAGATTCGGTTGTAATTATGGAAGTATTCAATAAAAATCCGCCCATGCTTTGTGTATACGTTGGCACAGATCCAGTTTGCGCTGCCCGAATATGTATGCTTGCATATGGGAAACTAGACGAATCTGTCCCTCCGAATGCAAACGAATATGCATTTGGAAATCTAACCGTAGTTGCATCGGCGTGTAAAACATTTGCCAAAACACCAGCTCCACGTTTTCTTATTTTAAAATCGCCCGTTTGTGTTCCACTTGTTGCCGTCCAATTACCAAAAGCTGAATATTGAATATTTCCTACCTCAACAGGCTGAGAATTTATATTATAGTTCTGGTAAAAAGAGATAGATTGTCCAGTACCAGCCATACTTGAAGCATTGGCTTTATTGTATAAACTAACTATTGGCACAATCTGGGATACATTACCGTTTTGATTTGCCGTTATATTGCCAGTAATTATATTTATATTTTGATTTAAAATATTTTGTTTTAAGGACAAATTATTATCAACATATTCCTTTAATGTAGCGTTACTATTATCTACATAACCAATACTGGCATATCCAGCATTAGCATGGTTCCCCCATGAATGCGCTAAGTTCCAGTTTTCAATGTTACTATTTAAAATATTATATGCCGGGCTGTTAATAAAAAGTGTTTCGCTTGTTAAATATCCTACAAGTGCATGATTGCCCCAACCATAGGCAGTATCCCATTGCGATAAATTGGTATTAGTTATCGATGCAGCAATAGAGGCTAAAAAAATAGGGTCACTTTCCAAAAAGTTTGAATTGTAAGAATTCCATCTTATTATATCATCTTGTGTTATTGCATAGGCTGGGCTTGCCAGAAATAGGGGTTCGCCTGATCCGAAATTATCATTAGTATTAAATTCAACGCTGTTGATTACTAATTGGCCTGTTATTCCATATGCAAGTGAAGACATAAGTAAAATAAAAAAAAATATGTATTTCATAAATATCCTTTACCAGGCACCCAATGCTGCCCGGCCATAATAGTTAGTATTGGTGCATACATAAATATAACTTGAATCATATTGTATATCGCCTTGATTGCAGGTATTGTTGCTGTTGGTTGGTGTAAATGTATTTCTTATTCTCATCTTATTGTTATTAACATCTAGCAACCCATTAATTGTTACAACCTTATTATAATCTGCGGTCAAAAGGACATACCCATCAGCCCCGGTTATTCTTGGTTGTACTATAAGCCTTACAATGCCGCCCGCGAAATTTTCATTAGTAGAACTACTACCTAGGGACACTATATCAGCATATCTAGTATAAGCCTCAGCGGTTGCATAATAAGAATTTATCAATGCTCCAGCAGGTGTTGCGTTTACATAGGCTGCTGCATTAGCTTTACTGGCATTATATAAATGCATACTTGCATATGGGAAACTCCCTGAATCCGTTCCCCCTAATGACATTAGATATACATTTGGAAATCTTATAGTAGTTGCGTCTGAATGCATAACGTTTGCAAGTGTGCCAGCTCCCATTTTTCTGATTTTGAAATCTGTTGTTTGTGTTCCGCCTGCGCCCGTCCACGTTCCTATTGTTGAAAATTGCAATTCCCCCATTTCTACAGCAGCATTATTATTAAATGGAGTTTGATAATAAACTATTGATTCTCCTGTTCCAGCCATTGTTCCGGCATTTGCCGAATTATAAAGTTTTAAAATTGGTACAATAGCAGTAGGTGTACCATTTTGATTAAGCAAAGCCGAAGCAAAAGAAACGTTAGAATTTAAAGCTATATCTTGTGGAAGAGATAAGGCTACATTTGTATTTAATAACACATTAGTTCCAGAACCAGCTAGATTAACCTGATTTGCTGTTCCCGTAAGGGTTCCTAGCGTTATATTTGGTTGTTTTAATGATAATCCACTGTCTACATAAGACTTTACAGCGTTCTGTGTTGGGAAAAACAAATCAGAAGTACCTAGAGAACTATTTGAATTTTTATTAGCTGTATTTTCTGGAGTATATCCGAGAGCTGATTGCTTGCTGTCCCAATCTGAAAAATTAGTATTTGATAAGGTATCCAAGGCCCCCTTATTACCGTGAACATGTTCTTTACCATAAGCCTCATTCCAGTCATTTATGTTACCATTATTTATCTTATAGGCATTAGAATTCGTATAGAGTGGATCGGTTTCAAATTTTAAGTAATTATCATTAGCATGGTTGCCCCATCCGAATGCATAATCCCAGTTATTGATATTTGATAATAAAATTCTATTGGCATTACTGCTTGTATAGATTGGGTCTACTTCGGCACTATGCTCTAAATTAAAATAAGTAACTGCATCATTGGAACCTGTAATCTTGCCAGTAGCATAATTATATCTTATCGCGCCCTTATTGGTATTACCATTACCAAAAACTATTGTTCTATTTACGTTTTGATCTTCGCCTCCAAAAATAAAATTATTTTCATAATCTGTACCAGCAATTACCAAGAAAGATATTAATGCTAATATTAGAAATATAATATTTCTCATTGATCACCTATTTTATATTTTGTAATCCAAACATTCGGGGCAGCTTCTTTTTGAATGCAATATGCTCCATCTATTATTACCTGCCTATAGCGTTGAGCTGTAACCTGATCTTTTAAAATTAACCCAGCAAACACCGGGGATGTAGTTGTTAATAAGCTTTGATCTAAATCAGGTACATAATACCATATTCCACCTGATGCGTAATAAATACCGCGTTCGTGCCTGTTTACATACCATACGCCTGTAGATTGCTCTACAAGCCAAAATTCATTCGCATGTAATGCCGCGTCTTCAATTAAAAGATCGGCATAAGTAGCAACTCGACCATTTATAAAACTAGAGGTTGATATTGCGACTATCTCATCGGCTCCTATTACGTCACGATTATTCATTGGTACATTCCTAATGATATTGATGCGAAAGTAATTTTACCACCAGTAGCTGCGGCCTTAACCATTATTCTATAATCATACTGAGGAGAAATTCTAAATTCGCGAATAATATTTTGATCTGCATCAACTTTTGGAAAATATATAAGCGGTATGTGGCTCATACCAGACGCTTCGGCCTTATCATACGGGAACGGATATACTCTGCCACCTAACCCAATAGCTTCAATTTTATAC